GCTAAAAAGCAATCTTTTGAGCTTCAGCGGTAAAGGCATTATCTTTTTTAAGTTTCTCAACGTATGTTTGAGTTGTAGCACTTACGCAATCACGAATAGTGTCAAATAACATTGAAACATACTTTTCAGCTGTTGCATTATCAATTTTATCAAGAGTTTCTTTTTCTTTGGCCGATAACCATTTGATTAAATAAACAGTTGCTATGCCAAGAAAAGGAATAATACAACAATTCAATACATCATATAATAATTTCATCCAATCCATTAACTTTCTTGCCCTCCTAATACTATGGTATTAGTATAGCATGTGCCTATACTATCTATTGTTTTGATAACAATTTGTGAAGTGTCTATAGCAAAATTATAGTGGATTAATATAAAATGAGCACATAACTCGTCTTCTACTAGAGAAACACCACTAAAGGAATAATATTCATCAGCTTCATAATAGTATGGTATCTAATGCCTGTCTAAAAAAGCATCTAAAATCTCAGAGCTATTTTTACTAGCCTCTTGGTCATCACTATATTCGACTGCAAAATAGGGATTATAATTATTAATTTCTTTTTCTAATTGTTCTTTATTAACAGCATCCATAGAGCTTTGGGCGGGAGCAATATTCTAAAGTACCACTCCTCCACCGAAAAGGGGGTCATTAAAATAAATTGCTCCGAAATTAGAGCCTATATGTGTTGGAGTTAAAGAAATTACTTCGTCATTCTGAGTTGACTATAAACATAATTCTTTAGTTGTAATTGGCTCTTTTGTCAATGTTACTTGTAAAATATTCTATTCATCAATGTTAATGTTAATATTATTATCCCCTTGAATATCTACGAACTCATTTAATTCTTTAACGTCTATATAAACTATTTCTTCATTGCCGCTATCCACAGTGTGAAATGTTAATTTAAGAAAAGTCCCTTCGTTTTGGTTATTATCTTTATATACTAGTTCTGCGTTAGATAATAACATATTAGCTAATGTAGACTTCACTATAATCTATTTAGTTTCTTTATTAGCACTAATTTCAATTCCATTCTCACCAATTAATTCAAAAGTGTCATTAGCGTCTGTAGCATCAATCACTTGAGAATCAGTGTCTCCTGGGTTTGTAATTTTAATAAATCTAAAAAATTTCTCAATCGTAGGAAAAATTTTACCATAAAAACTCATATTACTTCAATCTCCTCCCCAATTAAGTCGATAATTACTTTTGCTTCATCCAATGGCTTCTAGACAATTAGACTGGTTAAATAGCCATAATTACTTACATCAAGTTCATATATTTTATATTCATTTATTTCAATGGCCTAGCCATGATTCAACCAAAACAAGGTACCCGCGGGGGCGCAAATACCAATTCGAGTCGCACGAAACCCAGTTAAAAGTTCCTAATTAAAAGGAGCAGTATCACCAAATAATACAATTTGTTTTATTATCATTCTCTTATCCTCCTTATAAAATTCTATCTACTGCCTTAATGGCAGTTAAAGACATCATACCATTATAACTCAATGGCATTGTTATTTTATTTACAATATATTCGCCGTTAATGCCTGTGTCAGTATCATTAATATATATTCTAGTATTTGGTTCTAAATCATATACTGGAATTGAGGTAATTGATACACTTTCTGTGCAATAGGCATAATTATATAATAAATTATCAATCTCATCTTTTGCTGATTTTCCTTGAGTACTCTACGAATATAAACTACCATAGCCAACTGGATTAAAACGCACATAACCGGTATCTTTTGTATCATCAGCGTTAGTCGCAAAAATAATTTGTGGCGTCTCTCTATAATATATGGCTTTTACATCTTTATCATTAACCACTTTGGGCCGATGTCCAATGGCTCGCACAGAGTATTTACTTAGTTCACTATCAGAATCAAGAAAATCAATCCAGAAATTTAATTTCTCTGGAGCAAATTTTACATCTGGATTCCAACCGCCCCAGCTATTAACTGTATCAGGGTTGTAGAGCTAACGCCAAAATCCTTCCATGTCTACGTAATATTGTTCATATCCAGTTTTGCCCGTACTAAAAAGTTCGGGATTAGCTTCAGCAACTTTCTATTCAAAGTCGTCTAAATGATTATATTTGCAATAATCCAAAGCCATTTGATAAATTAGTTCACGCCAATCAACATAGTTTACAGATTGATGAGAGACTTCTATGCTAATAATTGGGTCTAATGGTAATGATACTGAACCATCTTGTAAAAAATCAGCATAAATATAAATAATGTTATTTTCAGCATCGTAATATCCCTTACTAGAATCACCTATGGCTGTATAAGTAACTGATGTTTGTCCTTCTAATTGAGTGCCATATTTAGTATTATATTCATTTAGTTCATAGTCTTTTACTGTAATAGAATTATATACTAATGGTTTAACATCAATCGCATAACGCATATGCACTGGCAAATCTTTTCCACCAGTGCCTTTTCGGACACCCCAAACGCAAAAATCATTACGTAAATTTAATAAATTAGGAGTATTATTAAAAGCAGTAAAATAATTATTTCCGCTAAAGGTATAAGTAATTGGAGTTGATGAAATACCTACGTAAGTTAATCCTTCATCAGAAGATACGATAGGATTCCAAGAGGTGTTGAAGTAATTCTTTTTTTCTTGAAAAATAAAATGTCCATCTAAATCATAAAAATATTCAAAATTTCCAAGCATATTTTTAATCTTATCTAAAACTGAAGTAATGGACTCTCCAATAGCACCAATAAGCTAACCGGCATAAGTCATTTCAGTTGGCGTGTACCCTATGGTCTATCCATAAGTAATCTTTGCAGCGGTATAATCATTCTATGCTTCATCACCATCTAATTTAAATATCGCTCCTTTTGTATCTGAATCTGTAAATACAGATAAAGAATCAAACTCTTTTTCGCGTAAATTTTGAATTGGCATTGTATTTCCATTTAAAACTATGCGCATTTCACCATCTAAAGTTGCCTAATTATACAACTAAACATCATTGGTGCGATTACGAAATAAATACATAGGCGTATCATATCGATACTCTTGTAATTCCATAACACGATTATCTAAATCATTAACAATAATATTGTAAAACATTTCATTACCATAGTGGTGTACAGCTTCTTTAATAATTTCAATTAATGGCATTTTAATCACTTTATATACTCCTGGGGCCGCCTCTTGTTCATATTCTCCAAAATTAACCTCAGAAGTTAAAGACCCGCCAACCTCTCCATTTAAAAGACACATTTTATCTTTACCAGAAATATTAATTGTATAACCAGTAGTGGATAAAGCGGATGAAAAAGATGTGATAACATAAATACCCTATTTAAACCACTTAATTTCTGAATTTAAATTTTCCTATACTCCAATTTCTAATTTAAATTTCGTATCTAAAGTCCATAAATAATCAGCAATATTAGTCTGCGGCGTAACCATAGAAAGCTGGCAAGTGCGGCGAACCGCACTATTGCCATCTATACTGATAGAGCCAGCTGTGATTCTTCCTTCAAGGCGTTCAATGGGACGTTCATCCCATTGCAAACGGGTAATACGAGCATAGATTGTTCTTGTCATTCTTCTACCTCCAATATACTATAACATATATCAGCATATAATCCATGACCTAACCATAAATACTCTGGTGTATTATTAAAATCATTTTTAGTAAATTCAATGCGTCCCTATAAAGATAAATCTCTAAAAGATTCTGTCTTATTAATTTTATAATTATATATATTATTGATTTCTTTATCGTTTAACTAAATTAAACGTACACCGTTATAATAATATATATTTTTATCCACTTTATATAAAACTGTTTTTAAAAGTTGCCCTTCATCAACTGGTACAGTATAATTAGAATCCCAATAAAATTTGTTATTTGCGTCTTGATAATATAATACTTTTTCAGACTTTTTATAAATTTTTAAAGAGTTGATTTCATAAAGATTTGGAATACCAGTTAAAATAGATTCATCTTGTAAGAAAAGGCCAATATTCCACTTTACATCAATAATACCAGTTTCTCCTTTTTCTCCAATGCGCTAATTAGCCTAGGAACCATAGTGTGAATTTATACCCACAACAATTTCTTCTTGAATTGGTGCTACTGTTTCAATTGGGCCAGTCTTTATTCGAGGAATGTTAATTAATGCGTAATTTCCTAAATCATCCTATTTTATTAACTATACAGAATTATATAAAGTTGTTGGTTTTACTAAATTTCGACTAGGAGTCTCATTTGTTGCGGGCTCATATATAGAGCTAATTGAAGAAATTTTAAACGACGTAGCACCAGAATCTAATAATTTCTAATCAGGATAATCGGCCTATATAGCTATATCAAAATAATATTTTTGATTAGGTAGTACTTTTGCTCTAATTTGATAATAACTATAATGACGATAACTAGCTTGGTCTTCTTTTATAGAATAAGCTCCATCACTAATTAGCTGATATCCACGCATCTCCATAGGATTAGCTGTTTTTGTACTTGGATGTATGGCTATTGGTCCTACTTCTTCTCCCGTATTATTGATAAAGCGAATAGTCGGGTCTAGATTAATCATATTATTGCTTAAGTTATTAAAAAACTAACCGCATTTCATTACCTTAGTAACAGATTTAATTGTTTTACCCTAATAATTCAATCCAAAAGAAGGTGCGGAAAGCGTAACAATTTCTAATCTTCCTTTTGTGCCGTTTATACTCATAAGCATAATTGGAACTATCATAAAGTTATATTGTCCAGTAGGACCTATTTCAATTATTTGGGGTTCTTGTTCCTTATCATATAGTACAGAATAAGTTCCACCGGGCGCACCATTCTAATCTACACTGTCAATGATACGTAAGCTCTTTGTCTCTTCAGCGCCGCTTGACCAGATTACACGTTTGAGAGGCCACTGTGTAACCTATAACTCAAGTGTCTCTTGTTCTATTGGACTAACAATATTATACTTCTCTAAATTTTTGAAATCATAAGTATCCATCTCATAAGCATTACAATTAAAGGTATGTAACATGCGTCCTAGTCTATCTTCAGGGGACAGGTTGACATTCATTAATCTTACTAAGTAGTTACCCTCTGCTGGAGATTTAAAAAGTTTTGGTTTACCATTATTAAGCCAATCTAGTACAGCTAGCTTAAATTCGCGCTCCTGGACAATTATATCACCCATGCTTGTAGTACGACTAATTGCGTGAGGCGTAGACTCGCGCTCTACATTTAATGTATTCTATCCACAATCAAAAAATCTAGCATTTTCATCCATGTGGAATGAAATTAAACCGCTAATTGGAAATTCTTTATATTCAGTTGTACCATTGCGGAAAAATATTGGATGCTTACCTCCAATGGTATCAATCTTACTTTCTAATAAAGTAGTTTTAAAACTAGATACCTTTGGATTAAATCTAATCTTTAATTGGCGTTCTCCATCAAATAAAAAAGCATCCTCAAAATCAGCCTTTACGGTACCGAGATGAATGCGTTTTGAATATAAATTATCAGCAAACTGTTGTAAAGCATAAGAGTAAATAGCACCTTGCTCAACAGCATAATCTACAAATAAAGTATAAGTAGCTGCGCTATAAGTTTGATTCAGCACTTTGGTGGCCAATTTTTCCCAACGTTTTGTGCCTTCTTTACGACGTAGTAGCTAGAAACGACCACTAATTTCTGTTTCAGTAGGTAAGGTAAATCGTACCTCAATACTACCCTCATCAAAATTGCATCTACTAGCAGGCTCAAGCTATAAATCTAAAGGAATTAGAATCATTTCTTCAATAGTAATTGCATTAGAGGCACGTTCTAGACCATTCATGGTTTTAATACTATAACGAGCGGTCAAGCCGCTTTCATAAGTTAAATCTGTCTAAGGCACGTATGTGTCTTTAGATGAATGCATTTCGGTATCTTGTGTAGCATTATGCACTAACCAATCCGAAGTTTCAATGATTGTTTCACCCTTATAAATGTCAAACTTATATAGCTCTACCTTTTCTGTTGTGTCATCATTTTTATAAGTACCAATCAATGCGTTAGCCGCAACTTCAACTGTAACGTCTGGAGTATCAGTATACTTAAACACGCCAATCGTTGAAAAAGGACTAATATCTTTATCCTCTTCAACAGAAGCTAACTAAATTTTATAATACTAACCAACTTGAAGCTTGTTTGAATCTTCTAGTTTAGATAAATCAAATATAGCAACCTAACCTTCAATGATACTGGTTTCTAAGGTGGCTTTTGATATATTTGTATTGATTGTTTTTATTTGCGCCTACATCGATGTAATTGTACCACTCGCGCGATTAGGCTCAAAGGGGATACGCATTGTATCCCCTACTTGAGCTGGTAATCTACCATCGATATAGGGTGGGTAAGCGATGCTCACACCTATCCCTCCTTTTATTCCTCAATCATAAACATAATTGCTGATAATTGTTGATAAGTAAGTTCAATACCATCAAAATCATCAAGTTTAAAAATATGCAAATTAACATCTTGTTCTAAATTAAATAAATCATTTAATTCTTTTTGCGCTTCGGTCACTCGGTCTGCAGGCACAGAATAAGAAGTACAATCTTTATTTAATTCGCCAAAAGACTGCGCAATATTTAACCGCGCAGCTTCGATTTCTTGAGCAAGATTAATAATTTTCTAAATATTTTTCTGTAAGAAAAAACTAATTCTTACAGGTAATTTTATATCTTTTAAATCAAATGCTGCTAGTATAGAGGCATTTGAATAAATTAATTGATTTGTTAATTTCATACTCCATTATCTCCTTGTTAACATTAAATTCTCCATTTCATGTATCCTGAGCCAGAAGTTGCCCCATCAACATATCCTTCAAGATAAATGCGTGCATCTGGAAAGCCATAAAAAAATAGCTCTTGAAAAAATAAATTGTTAAAATAACCCACGCTTATTAAAGAGTTATTTGCTCCAATTAATCCTGTAAAGGTTCCTGTAGCACCAGTAATATCTCCTTGAAATTTGCCACTATTACAATACAAATTACCACTTTTATCAACACCAAAATTATCTCCAGCCACAATACGCCAATCATCTTTTTGGCCACTGCCAGCAATACTTTTTGTACCTGAAAAGGTACTATATAAACCAATTGACCCATAGGCAGTTGCTGTTAAACTGTTATTACCTACAGTCCATCCTCCTATTGTAATAGCTCCTGTTGCTGGTGTTTTAATATCTCCCGCTGTAATTTTACTAGCGCTTAAACTATCTACAGTAATAGTAGTTGCATCAATTTGCTCTGCTGCTAATTGTTTTATTTGGGCAGAACCAGCTGAAATAACTCCTGAAACATCAATTACTCCAGCCAATACCTTACCTGCTTTAATATTACCACCATCTATTGTTACAGAACCATAGGTTCCTAAATCCGTTTTAGTAGCTATATCATTTGTGATATCTTTGGTCTGGTCTGTGCTACTAATAATTAATTTGGTTGCTGTAATTTCACCTGTAATTTGAGCCCCAGTTGCATGTAAAATCCCATCTTTAGTTACTCTGAATGGAGCTGAAGACCACCCTGACTACTCACTAGTTTCAGTCACACGACCAATGGCGAGTACGTTAGTTACTAACTCTGATGGCGCTTGGATTCCAGCTATAACATATCCATTCTCGCCCTGGGGCGGAGGAAGTTTAACTTCTAATTTATTTGCATAGATGCCCCAACCGCCAATTTGACCATATTTTAATTGCCTATCAGCATCTTCTATTCCTTGACTATTCAATTTAATATTCTAGCTAGTAAGCATGAAGTTATGAGCATCAATATGCCCATTTACCAAGTCAATCGCCATACCTTGAGTACCATTTGCCTTAATTTCACCATCTTCGTACGTTCCATCCCATTGACCCGATTTAATTATACCACCTGCACCATCAAAAAGAATCTATCCTTTTCCGCTAGCGCCCAATTTAGCAGTACCATTAACGTTGAATTCAAAGGTTTGAGTACCGGCGGCAAAACCAAATAAGCCAATGTCTGTTTTTACAGAATTCTCTTCTAAAATCTTTCGCTCGCCCATCACTACACCGCTAAATTTATTTTCTCTATCTTTACTACCGGCACCCAGCATAGCAGCCATAACATAGTTGCCATATTTGTCAATAGTTAAATCTCCATTCCATTCATTCAAAAGTGATGAAGCAAATGAATTTTGTCCTATATAAACGGGCTAGTTATAAACAACATCGTCTCCAATCTTAGCCTCAATTGCAATATTTGTTCCGCTTATAGTATATAGTGATGGCACTATAAAATTATTATTATTATCCAAATAGGGCCTACCACTACGTGCCGGATACGTATCATTATACTCGCTAGTATCTATGTAATAATGTATTTGCCATGTAACAGTAGTGCCTTCCGCAACCCCTTCTAATAACCAGTCGCCCTTGTAATACGTTGGATTAGAACCAGTATTATCATAAATAATTGAAGCTGGTACAATAGCGCTATAATTTGTATTGTTAGCAAAAGTTACACCATAATAGGCATAAATCCATACCTTGTTACCATTATGTGTGACTTCAGCCTTGGCCTCTATCATATTATAATCATTATATGTACGGTCTCCAATATCAATCGTATTGCTCTCTGTCCAAGAATCCGTTCCTTTCTACGCTAATACTACCGATATTTCTTCCTATATATCACCATCTTTATTAGCTACATGTGCAGATATCTTACGGTTTGTATCATCGCGAGTAAACATAATCGTATAATCTGTACCAGAAGAGCCAAGGGTGGCGAAAGATAGATTTATCTTATCTGATAAAACTACACCATTTTTTAGTGTAACTTTACATGTCACCTCAGCGGTCTATAGACCGGCAAAGAAATTCGGCTTGATGCGGTATATGCATTCTTCTGCATTATCGACTTTGTCTTGCGGAATATATGCCATTGAATTATTAATAGACCACTTAATGGTCTTACCATCCCACAATTCAGGCTCCGCAGGCTCAAAAGTTAATTTTAATTTTCTATCTAAGTTGGCTTCAAAAGGATTAATTAGTGAGTTAGTTAATCCATCATATATGGGGTAATTGGCTTTACTATTGGAGTCGTGCGCAATAGAAATTTTTAAACCCATAGAAGATTTAATCGCATCGCTATTTTTAAACACTAACTATTCTGCTTCTAGAGGAGTAAATTTCTCACCATTGCACCAAACAGCCGCAGTCACGCGAGTCTCAGTAAGGCCACGTTGCATAGTTGCTTGATAAGAAGAACTTTTGCCATCAGTCTCAACTGGTGACAATTCACCTTTCTCATTATCGACAAACCATTCAATCCAATAATAAGTATTCCCTTCCCAGTCAATAATATCTTTGCTTTTGGCTTTGTCATCAAAGCTTCCATCTGCAAAACCAAGATATTTGTCATTTTCGTCTTTATTGTACCAAATTAGTGAAACTGTTTTTTCACTTGCTCCGCTATACTCACGTAATTCTGATGTGGTAAGTTTAACGGTATTATCTGCGATAGAAGAAACATCTAGGCCAAAACCCATCTCAAGATTAGAAATAAAAATATTATAAATATCATCTTTCTACTGCACTTCATCGAAAGACTCATCTTTCCCATTTAGTATACAAGTGAAATCTCCAGTTTGATAAACACTTAGTGTCATTGAATTAATTGTAACGCCTGGGTCATGAGGAACATAAAATAAAATATCTTGCGAAAATGGTACCATATAATCATAAGGATTACCAAACATCATTGAAGAGTCTAATACTTTATCAAATCTACTCTCATCAGAAAGTATACCACTTAGGCGTAATCCATAATGGCCACCTGTTATATTATAACCATTAAATAAAGTTTTAAAATCAGCCTTTAAATAAATTGTATCCCAAGCGGTTTTTTGTAAATTTGCCAACCATGTACTTTCATTGGTCCATTCTTTAACTGTTATTTCTTCCGGTTGAGCCTTATCTTGAATCGCTCCTTGAGCCCTTAACCGCCATATATTAGCATCATCAATATATGGCTCATTAACAAAAATAGCTTTATCCTTTGGAGATACATAAGCAATTGGACTATCAGTAGTATTGTCTGAATAGCGACCAATAATCTATCTCTTTTGTGTTGCATCCGCGGACACGACCACCAAGACTTGCTCATCTTTAACATAAGTAGTCTTATCGCTCTGCGCATCGTATATTACAGAGCCATCTTTTGTAATACGATACTCGCCCTTATCTCGGTTTGTGGTATCTACTATAGTAAATACACTAACCTCGTCCCTTGGAAGCCGTTCAAGGGAAGCATCAATTAATTGCTATATTGAAGTAAGCAATATTTCATTATAATCAACTGACAAATTGTATCTCTCCTTTCTCTCCTTATTCATATATTATGAAAATTCTCAAGTCCATATTGCCAAGACTTGCCCAAATACAAAAAAGTGGTGTAGATAGTTTCCTATCTACATCACTATTATATCATTATTTTTTGCGATTTGCAAATTGTGAAGCGCGATTTAACAATGAGTCAAAAGCCTATTCGATTTCAGACCTATTGGTTGCGTTCGGGAATTCCGCATGTATTGTAACATCTTGTTCAATAACTTGCGCAGCTGTGCCTATCGACGCAGATGTAATTGCGCTCATCATATTAGATTGTGATAATGCTTGTAAATCAATTATCTTAGTAATATCACGTAGGATATCTACTGCTGCTAAGAAATTTACTGTGTCAGAAGCATTAAGCACTAATTCTTTCTGATGTAGCATCGCAAGTCGTCCAGAAGCATCCCAGGAGCCTGTATAGCCACCTGTGTCAAACGCAGCAGTTACATTATATTTATCAATCAATAAGCCCAAAGCCTATAAAGATTTTAACTAGTCCCCAGAAAGATATAAAATTTCACTTTTTCCATCTACAAGCATCGCGGATACTCTATAGTGTTCTTTAACTTTTCCAGTTTCATCAAAGGCTTTAACCCAGCCTTTTGATGTTACTTCTGCCGAGGTGATTGCATAAGCATTACGGTCAGTTTTCGAATTCTCTCCTGCTCGATAAGCATTAATAGAAGCCTATACTTTATGCTGTATAGTAGACGTTGTACCATTAGAATTAACTACTGTATCGCCCTTTCCAGCAACACCCTAATACTCCTAAGCCTTCTAAATAACCTTATTATATTTACCAGAAAGCGTATCCAATTCTACCCCCAAATTACTATAAGCAGTGATTATTCCATTTACAGCACCGGCTATATCACCAGTCTTGTTTACCCAATTATCAATATTAGAAGAATAAGTGCTTAACCATGAGCCAGCTGCCTCGGCGGCAGTTTTAAAGGCTTCAGCATTAGTTTCTCCCATGCTTTTAGCACTCGTAGCCGCTTCACCAGACTTCAGCTTCATCTAATCAAGATAATAAGATAAAGTACCATCAGTAGTACTATCACCAAAGAACTTTTCAACATCGCCAAGAGCAAGCTCAAGAGTTTCATTAACATTTGTGCGGTAAGTCGCATAAGCTGTTTGTAAACCGCTCAACATGGTCTAAGAGTTGGTTTGGAATGTCTGCTGTGCCACATCTAAGCTATTCAGACCGGACACTTGCGCCGCTACAGTTTCGCCGAAGCTATCAACCCATTCAGCGTCTTTAGAGATTTTATATCCAGTAGTCTTAGAATAGTTGGTCCAGTCTTCTTCATACAGAACCTTGGAATCGCCGGTCATGGTACGCAACTGCTCAACCACATGGCTGTACATGCCTTGGTAATAGTCCTAAGTTTCTTGGATGCGGAGTCTGCGTTCTTCGTCGTTTAAGGTCTGGTCTTCGTAAATTGCGCGGACCGCTTCAGCATACTCTTGAGGAATTGCTACCAAGCGAGCTTGCATTTCGTCAATATTCTCTTGAAGCAGCTTCTAATAAGCATATAACTTATCTTCATAATTCTATTCTGCGCTATTTACCGCATCCTAATCGGCGGTATATACATAACCCCAGTTACCATTCGCATCTCTGCGCATACGTACCTAGGACTTTGCGTTTTGGGCTTCTTCAAGAGCAATCTCTGCTACTCTTAGTTCATAACGAGCACGCAATTCATCTACCTGATATTGTGTCATTTCAGTTTCTGACTATTGGAGCTCATTAATTTCAGCCTATAAATCACGTAGCATCTACTTACCGCGAATACTATCTGTGTCATCAATAGAATTCGTCAGGTCGCGATTTAATTTAGATAGTTCATAAATCTTGGCATAGTCATCTAAGAACCTGTCGTTTACCTCTGTCTATCTGTCAAACGCCTCTTGTAAAGCAGAGAAAGAACCGTAAATACCAGACATTGCATTTTCAAAGGTTTCTAGAATACCATTCATTTCATGCTCGAACAACTTTGTCGCTGCTTCTAAACCAGCTGCTGTTGCATCCAGAAGAGCAGTCTAATTATCCTGTACGGTGGAGAGAACCTCATCATAAGCTTCTTTTAACTCCTCAACACCTTTTTTGTCGCCGGTTGCTTCAGCCGCGTCCATTTGTGCTTGTAAGTCTTCTAGTGCGCTTTGATTCTGTTGTAGCTGTGCCTTCGCAATCTAGATGTTATTATCTGCAATTGCTTTTGCTGACTCGTTCATTTTCTTCATGAGGTCGTCGCTAATGCCAAGCGCATCCTTGCCCGTAAGGTCGATAATATTGCGGAAAGATTCAATCATTGAGGTCATATGGTCAAGCTTTATGATAGAATCATCCATTTCCTTGTTCATATCCTCAAAAGCTGCGACTAGATTATCAGAAATCATATCGCGTTGTGCCTTCATTGCATCCACAGAATCATAGAGCTAGTCAACATATCCTTCTAGCGCAGAAACTTGTTCTTCAGTTAAGTTTTTATCCTTAACCATTTGAGCAATGTCAGCGCCTTCGGTTAACAGCTAATCCAGTTCTATTTGGCTAAGACCTAATATATCGGCTATACCCTGTTGCGCCGCAGCAGCTTTGCGCTCATTTGTCTCCATGGTTTTACCCATCAACGCAAACTTCTCTGCGACTTCAGCCGCAGTATCTCTAAGATTTTCTAACTGATATTCAATTAGCTTTAAGTCATTATCAGCTAAGCGAATTTCTAGGTCAATAGTGTATTGTATCTTCTATAGCTCTAAGTCAATCTTCTAATATTCGTAATCTTGAATATCCAGCTTCAAATCTGCAACTAGTGCTAGAGTATCTTCATACTGCTGCAGCTCTTTCTGGAATTGAGAATAAGCCTCTTCCTGTCCTTCAGGATTCTTGTTATAGGCCGCAACTTGCGCAGCTACCATTTCGTCATAGTTAGTAATCTAACCATACTCGTCGGTAGACATACCGTATTTGTTCATAGCTGCACGGTCTTTCTCTAGGTTGGTCATGGCTTCAGATAGCTTTTGTTGCGTTGCTTCAGCAAGTTCATTGGTCAGTTCGATTTCGCGCTCTAGATAATCTAGATGTTTTTGACCGAATGCGCGGTCTTTAGCCTTAGAGGTTGCATCATATTCTCTTTGAAGACGTTCCAGCTCTTTTTCGATTTCATGATAGCGCTCAGATTCATCAGCAGCGTTTTTCTTTTCTTTACTAGAACCTGAAGATTTAGAAGTTTTTGCAGATGCAGGAGTCTAAGTAATTTTATTACCAGTATATTTTGTACCTTTCGCGTTAATCTTTGGTACTTGCATATCTTTAGTTACTGTAAAAGAGCCTGAGTAGTCCTCTTCCGTTCCAGGTAAATCTACAATATAATCATACTTTGTTGACTATTTAACAGTATCATATTCTATATCAGGGTCATAGCCAATGCTATTTAATAGTGCAGTCGCTTTTTCAGCTGTAATCTCACCATTTTTAAGCATTTCATTTAGACTATCAATATATCCAGCATCATCAACAGCTCCAATAGAGGCACCAATTGTAATAGAATTATTATTTTCAATGGTTGTAATAAAATCATTTAACTTATTAGCATTTTCTTCAGTTAAATCCATTTCTACAACTATTTTTCTGGCTGCTGCAATTTGGAGTTCTTTAATTGCTTCTTCACTGCCATTCGCTGCGTTTTTGACTGTTTCTAGATTTTGAGTAATATAATCATAATCTAAATCTACTCCAAGCCATTCAGTTAAAGAGGCCTATAAATCTCCGATGGCTGTTGCATAGGCGGCCGTGCCCTCGTTTGCAGGAGCAAGCGCTTCTTCATTATCTTCAAATATCTTGTTTAAGGAGTTTATCGCATTGCTTGTTTTTAAGGTCTTCTTAGCGATACTTTCAGCCGCATCTCCATATTGTTTAAATGATTTTACGTAATTGTCAAAATCATTCTTATCCATACCGGCCGTTTTTAAAATTCCAGATAATTCTTCAGCTTCTCTATCTTCTTTTTCTTTTACCCATTTGCTATTGGCCAAAATATTTGCTTGCGCACGAGCTGCCTCATAGCCAACTTTAGCCTCTTCAATCGCTTTACCTAATTCAGTGTTTTGGTCTCCTTGTAACTAATTTACTTCTTCTCGGGTTAGCCCTGATAAGTCTATTGTTTTACCACTGTAAAAATCTTGACCAATAATATTTAAACGATTATAGAAAGATTCAGAATCTTCATCTTTACGTTGTTTAAAGCCTGCTGAAATAAGTTGCTCGCCAATAGCTTCGGCCTCGTCCACAAAATCCTTTAGTTTTTCTTCGGTTCGCTATATGGCTAAAGCTTGCGCGTATTCTCTTGCCATTTGACCACGAGTGGCGTTATCATCGTATGTTGTCCAACCTTCGTCACTTCGCTTTTCAATGGTCATAGTTTCTTCGCCAAAATTCGAAATACGATAATTTTGACCAACTATGGTATTACCATCTCTATATATATTCTCGAGATTCTCTCCAAAGACAACTGATAAATATTGTTTTAACTATTCCTCTGCTGTTGTGTCAGTGCTATCAGCATTATCCATAAACCTATCAATATCTTCCTGTAAAATCTCACTAGCATCGTTTTCTGCAGCTATCGTGTTAATAATACTCTTCCATTTCGAAGAAGCGTATATATCGTTATCTGAAAATTCATTGCCTAAAATTGCTTCTTCTAATTTTTTGTTGGCATTTTCTAATCTATTATTTGAAACAATTAAATCTTCTACGGCGGTTCTGGCCTATATACTTTTACCAACCAATTTATCAAGACCAGTGTTATACTCATCCCAATTTCCGCTGTTATACAAATCTTGTAACTCTTCAACGCGCTCACTAAACGAATCCACTTTTCCTTCTGCATCAACTACTGCATTTTCATTATTAGCAAGGGCTTCAGCTAATTCATGCACATTGTCTTCAATATCTGCATTTTCTGCATTTGCCTCAGCCGAACGCTTGCCATCAACCGAATCTCCAAAAACATCAATATTTTTATTTGCTGTTTTGATATTCATTGCTTGCTAAGCCGTATTTACAGACATTTGTCTTTGCATCTATATTCGCTAAGCACGTTGTAGCTCTCTATATTCCGCCTAAAGAATAACATCTTGGCCTTCTTTAGTAAGTGACATCCTACCATTAGAATCAGTAATAACAAAATTGCCTTCAGCTAATTGCGGATAACGAGCCATTAAATCCATTATCTATAGATTAACTTTTTCGACGGCCTCTTCCCATTCTTGAGTCCCCTCAATCATAGCATCTATTGCAGCTTGCTATTCATTAAGGTCAGACATTGAATCTTTTAATTCGTCATATGCAGAAGTTAAACTCTCAACAGCCTCTTTCTAGTTATTTAAGGCGTCTGTTGCGCTTTCCAAAGCAATTTCTTCTGCCCGTAAAGATTCATTATAACGTTTATAGGCGTCAATAGCGAATAATACAACTCCTACAAGTATACCTATAACACTAATAAAAATTAACATTAGGCCAAGAGTGGCGCCTATTGAGCCATTTAAGGCGGTCTATGCGAGTGTCTATAACAATGTTGCGGTAGTTTCAACCCCTTTGGCCGTAGCTAAAGCGTATGTCTTTTTCCCTTCTTTTTCAATTACTCCTAATCCAAACAAACTAGCAACTGCGTTTTTAGTGGTAGCTATAGTATTTTCATTCATTAACATGTTTATAGCTGGTAATAACATACCTATTGCACTTAAAGCAGTTGTAAATCTAGTCATTGGGTCAGCAGTTTCATCAAAAACAGTATTAAACATCTAAACAGCACCTACCACCATAGAAATGCTTCCAGCAAGTTGACCCACTTGACCAATCAAAGAGCCAAAAGCCTATCCTTTGGTCATTTTAGGGGTAATATTTAAATCTTCTGATTGTTTTTGTAGGGCAGCTATTTTTTGTTTTAACTATTCTGCCTCTTCCGCGGTCAAATCCATTTTATTGATTAAGTCCTATAACTATTCTTCTCCTATACCACTTTGTATAAAAGTTTCTGCCATCTACCCTGCCAATTCCTCTAGCTATAGCCCTGAGCGCTCAGCACCATCACGCATACCCCTTAAAGTAGTGTGTAATTTATTCATATCGGCCTCTGGCAATTTTGTGCCGTTTGCCAATTTGTCCAAAGAAGTGTTAAATTCTGTTATTTCATCTTGAGTTAATCCAGCATTTTGTCCTAACTTTTCAAAACTCGTCTTAAGGGTGTCTACATTATCAGGAGTTATTTTTTCTAAGGAGTTTCCTAGCTCAATAACAAACTAATCAATATTTTCTCCCGTGGTTTTTACTTCTTTGGTTTTCTAAATAACTTTTTCTAGATTTTCGATGCTTGTGTCTACCTGTACGGACCCCTAGCTAACTGCAGCATCGGAGAGTTCAGACATTCCTAAATCTTGTTGTAAAAAATTATTTAAGTATCTATCGCTATAATTAGCAGCCTATTTATCCTCTACATCCGCCTCTGGAGTAATTAACTAAGAAGTACCTATAATACGTTCGGATATTCCTTTTTTGGTTGATGCTCTAATTCTCTATAGCTAAATTTCTGCCTCTTGTTCTTTTTTTAATTCTGCTAAGCGATTGTTATATTTGGTTAATCGACCGCCCTTATTATTATTAGGGTCTTTATCAATTTTATTTTGTATGCTTTGAATTTCCGCATTTCTAGCCTTAATATTTTCTTTATTTCCAACAACTTTTTTTAATTCTGTTATTTTATTCTAATTGGCATTATTAATTCTATCCTTATTCACAACAGAAAAAGATTTTTTTGCTACCATTAGTTCTTTCTATTTCTATTCAGCTAGTTCTATAGATTTCTATAATTCCAAATTACCAGCTTCATATAAATTCATTTTCTATTCATACTCAGCTTTCTGAGCCTCTGTTAAATAGCGAGAAGTTTTAGCTAATTTTTCTTTTGCTAAAGATAACTAATTTGTTAACTATAAAGCTTCAGCCTAAGCTCCAGTAATAATTTTTTGTTGAATCATTTCTTCAGAAAGCTGACGAATCGATTCTTTAGTAGCTAAGCTTTCCCGCTGTGCAGCGCCGCTCATAACTCGCCAATTCTATACAAAATGAGTAGCCGCATTAGAAATTACAGGAATTAGTCTATTGGCAAATAATCCAATAATTGTTAATATAATAGGTCCAAGGCCACCCATAGCATCAGCAGCTTCTCCGATAGTGCCAATCAATCCTGCAAAAGTATCAGTTAAACCAATTACAAAATCGTCATCTAATAAGGCCTCATATAGTTCATTTTTTCTTTGTTCTACTCTTTTGGCAGCTGCTTCATAACTATCCGCCCAAGTCTCCCACTGCTCGGTAAGTGTTCCTTCTGCACCAGACGCAATATCTACATTAAGTTTAAAATCTTTGTAGTTATCCATAATGGCAATAAATTGCGTATATTGTCTAGTACCAGCAACAGTCTATGCCAATGCAGTCTACTGCGCTTTACTAATATTATTCCACTTACTACCGAGTTCGTCAAGGATATTATCCATATCCTTTAACTCTCCGCTTTGAGTTAAAATATTAACTCCAACAGCGTTAAGGGCTTCGGAATACTTACCAAGAGTAACACCATCATCGAGCGTCTCTCCTAGCTCCAAGTCGCCAATACGAGCAAATAAAGTTTTAAATGCGGTACCTACGATATCTGCACTCTAACGAGTCTTATCTACAACAGTTGCTAATGCGGCTGTAGCATATTCATAGGACAAACCTACGGTTTCAGAAACGGCGGCAAACTTTTCTAAGCCCTAAGTAATTTCATCGGTACTTGCCGCAGTTGCTGCACCTAGAGCAGTCAACGCATCTGCGTAATATTCTAGACTCTTGGAACCATCATCAAAGTTATTCCAAATTGCAGTTAGCTGGTCAGAAACTTCCTGTGCACTTTCTCCTGTTACTTGCGCTAACTTAGTAACAACATTTGCACGCTCCTCTACTTCTTTACCGCTTAAACCCTATTGATAGAAAATTAAAGCCGCTTTTGCATACTCTGTAGTAGTAGTATTTAAAGTCTTGGCAGCTTTTGCTGCTTTAACAGCAAAATCTTCTAGCTAAGAAGCAGATAAATCTGAAACAATAGCAATATCATTTAAAGCCTTATTTAAATCTTTGGCATAATCTACGGCTTCTCTAATAGTACTAGTAACGCCTTCTAGTGCGCCATAAGCTGCACTCCACATCATAGCGGAACCCATGGTTTTTAAGAACTGTGCTATAGTAGCATTTAGCTATGCAGCAGGTACACCTGCCTATGCAATTGCATTGGCCAGCTTAGTAAAAGCCTGCTATCCTTGAGTACCAGAAGCTACAAGTTTTGAACTTAAATCATTAAGAGATAATCCAGCTTGTTTCAAACTAAAGTTTAATTTAGTTAAATCTAATTTTCCTGTATTGACATTCATTGCGTTCTACAGATGCATCTACAGGGTCTGCGCAGCCTATGCGGCCTACTAAATAGCGCCACCATTAACTGTAACTGTTTTTGGTGTCGCAATCTATTGTAATAAAGTAGCCAATTGCTAGATATTATTTTTAGCTGCCGCAACATTAGCGTCAAACATTAGATTTACTCTAATTGATTGATTACCCATAATATATTTACTCCTTTCTCCTTAATCATATAAAACAAAAAAGTCCCTGAGAATAAAATCTCAGGGACCACTGTTATTCTCAATTATTTTGAAAATTCACTATATAAAATTTAGTTATTTAGTCCAACCATAGCCGGTGCAATTTGTTTAAGTGTTTCAAAAGCCTAAGGGTCATTTATTTGACTCAATAATTCAGAAATATCCAGTTCTTTAGAGTTGTAGTTCTGCTTAATATTTTCTAAAACTCCAAGAATAGAATTAGTATATTGGTAATAAGCAATAATAATACCATCAATTCCATTCTGTAACTCCTATAATTCTGCTTCTGGAATATTAGATGAAATTACCTCAAATAAATCACTACTATTAATCGCATCATATAACTTTGTAGGGTCTTCCTTTTGCTTATCAGTAAAAGTAATATTAGTATAATATTCAATTACTGAAATTGTGGTGAATACTTTTTGTTTAACTGGATTAGCAAAATTATTCTAATCCATTGTATACTCTAAAATTTCACCCATCATTTTTAATTTTTCATTTACTGGAAGATATTGCTTAATTTCAATAGCAAAATCTTCTTTATATTGAACTGTTTTTGTAGCCTGATTAATCTTTAAACCAAGCTTATTAAAACTAATTTTTGCCATAATTATTTCTCCTTTATCTCAATTTACGAACTTTTAAGCTCGTTTTTATTTTATTATATCAAAAAATTTTAGAATTGTCAAGATTTAATCAAGATTATTAAGATTAATAGAACTAGATTTACCCATACTAGAACCATAATGCTCTTTTCTCAAAATCTATCGAGCAATGTCATAAGTACTTTTTACTTTAATTTGCTAAGTAGATTTATTATATACAATTAATAAATCAGTAGTACCCAAAGACTATAATTGACCATTTATGTCATAATATTGACCAGCACCTAATAGTTCATAAGCAAAACGCATATGAACTTTATGAGGGTACATCTGAGGTTTTGTTTTTGAATTAACTCTAGCCCTATAGGTTTTATAATAAACATCCAAAATACTTGGAGTAGAATTAGCCATGCCAATATCTTCCATAATTGATGAAACCACACGAAAATATTTGGTTGAACCCAAGTGTATAGAATTCATATTTGTATAGTTTTTTGCAGTAATATTTGAACCTTGAAGTAAAGATAAAAACTCTTGAACTTCATTCGTTGTAGCATATTCTAGGGAAATTGTGCTTTTTGGTATTTTCAAATCAATTTTACCAAAAACTCCGGCCTATCGAACTATACTATTATTAGAAACATGAACCTAATGCTAATAATTATATTTTATCCATTTATTTAAATCTTCACTTAAGTAATCCAATGCTCTTAAAGGAATATTTTTGATATCTTGATATAAAAAATTTACATTTGAATAAACCTTATCTCCGCCTATTTTCTAAGCCATACCCGGTACTATTGAATTAAGTATTTTATTTAAATCTGTTTCAAACTAAAAACCATCCTAGCTAAACTAATTAGTATTAAGAGAATAATTAAATAGCTCCATAAAAGGAACTCCTTTTTGATTTAATTCCTTTATAAATTTTAGTTCTGCGCTAGACTAAAAATATCCACGTTTTTTTGCCTAACCAGTTTTTAAAGCATGTACATATCTTGTAATATAATTAAAGTATTTCTCTAAACGCACTGCCCGCGCTCTATCCGCATTGGCCTTTTTTTCTTTTACATATTTATTCATAACTGCATCATGTATTTTAGTATCTATTTGTTTACGAATTTGTGCATCTGTCATAAAAATATCTCTCCTTTCTCTCAAATTCAAAATAAAAACAAAAAAAGAGGAAGAGATATTCTCTTCCTCTTTTTTTAAATTAATTAATCAGTTACAACAGTGCTATCATCTGCGAGATAGTCATCGTCGTTACCGGCTTCTTCGCCCTTTTCATAGTAAGTATCGTCCTCAGACTTAGGTCCTGCGTAATTAACAGGAGTCTCACGACGAGTATACTCAGCGCCAGCCTCTTCATCAATAATCTGAATTACAGATAGAACCTTCTTTTCAGGGTTAAAACGAGTATAACCAGGGAAAGCATCCATTGTGAAAGTAAAGGTAGAGGGGTCACCGCTAGAAGCCATTGAGAAGGTAAAGTTAGACTGTACCTTACAATTAGGAATAATGAACTCAGCAGGCAGGTCCTGACCATTAGTATCACGGAACAAAGTAGAAGCCTCAAGATAGAAGTTACCACCGAACTTATCAGGAGTAATTTCAATCTGAGAACCACCTGTTCTATCTACATAATAATCTACTAACATTACTTCTGCATCAGTAGGTAGTGTAGTAGTTGTATATGTTGCAGTGGTATCTAAAGCCAATTCCTTTTGACTCTTACAAATGTAAGGTTCAGAAATAGGATTACCATTATTGTCTAAAACCATAGCATACACAGAAGCCTTGGTAGAAGGAGTTTCAGATAAAGTAAATTTATCATTTTCTTTCTTAACAATCTCAGTAGTATGAACTGTAATGGGAGCCTCTTTAGTAGCATCAATAACATCAGCACCAGTTAAAATAGCTAAGCCAACCTTGGAAATTAGAGCATCTTCCATGGTCCAAGTAACTGTTCTTTCACCTTCCCAAGCGATTAGACGAGAGTTACCACGGCCACCAGTAGCATAAACAGTGGTAGCTGCACCTTCCATACTAGAGGTCTTTAAGCTATCAAAATAGATAACAGGCTCATCCTTATAGAAGACTTTATTACCAACCTTCATACGAGCCTTAGCTCTTAAAACGACATCGCAAATTTCGCGAATACCATATTTCATAAGTTTTTTCCTCCTTAATTATTTTTAATGGATATTTTTCATCCAATTTTCAACAGGCTTATCGGGTTTGGCGCCCGCAAGACGCGACCGCAAATCGATATCCCAGTTTATATAAAGTGAATATCTTTCCATCAAATCATATAGCTAATACATCGTTAGTCCTAGACATTCGTCTAGTGACATCGAATTTAAGCCAATAGTCAAAGTGGAAACATACTGCGCGAGAGCGCTGCCCTCACCACCTTCGGCGGCTTTCTACTGCGCCACTTTTTGTCTCGCTTTCATAAGTTTATCAGCAATTTCTTTTGCTTTTTTATTCGCCGGATTAAAACTTGCCTAATCCGAATTGCGCAAGCAAAAAATCTCTGATAAAACCTATTGTAAACTTTCAAAATTTCCTTCATCTACCATGAAATTTCCGGACTCATTATTAAACATAATTGACCGAGGAGTAAAAATTACTTTATACGAAGGAAATAAAACAGTAAGTACAGAGATAACATCAGACTTTTTATCAGCTGTCTATTTCTCATTCACTATCGTCATAAATATTTGAAAATTTGAGGTAGTTGATAGAAGTCTTTCGTCCTAAATTACCATACTTTTTTGTAGGCATAGACACTAAACTCCTGTAAAAAAATTTGTCTCCCCTATATAAGCTATCTCTTTGATAGTAGGCTAATGAAGTATCAACTAACACTCTGGAATTGGAATATCAATTCCAGCCATCAAAGCTAAGCGATAATCCATTATTGATTAAACATCTCATTAAAATCTTTGATAAACTATTCTTCATTAGCAGGATTAGGCATCTTCTTCTTATCCTCTTCCCCCTGGATAGCACTATACATCAAAGACACTCCAGCAAATTCATCATTAAGAATAATTTGGTTAGCGCCTAAAAATTGTAAGGTTCCAATGCCTGTTAAGTGCTTATCGTTTATCATAGAATCAATTTCAGCCGCAATTCTATAGGGCCGCAGTTCAAAATCCTACAGTTGCCATTGGTCAAAATGGCAAATAATATCAAAAGAAATAACATTATCTCTAAACTCCGGATTTGTAGCATTAGGAGTAAAATTATCAAAGCTAATGATAATATAATTTAAAACAGTACCATCAATATAAAGCTTTGGAACAATTTTAATATTTTTACCAAATAAAGCGTAAGTCTCCTCTTCAGTAAGTTCACGTTGCTTTAAAGCATCTGGAACATTATGAAATAAAAGCTTTTTTAAACGCTTATTTTTAAACATCAAATCCGTGATAAGTTGTAAATCTTTTTCCATAGCCAAAAAACTTGACTTGGGAAATTCATAATTCACAATTTTCATATTTTAATCTCCTTTATCTCAAAACAAAGACTCAACAATTACCTTTCTAGAAGTAGACCCATAACGCAAAGTAAATTCGCCGCTATAAGTCTTGGGCCAGGAGATAGAAATCTGGCGGCCGTTGGGAGTTGCGTTAAGCGGAACTTTAGTATCTACTATCCACTCAGCCTCTTCTTCTCCTTCATAGATAAATTCGTAAACTTTTTTAGGCTTAATGTATGTCTCACCCTTTATCAAATTTTGACTTCCATTGGGCTCAGCCGGAGTTACAATTAAACTACCAACTAAACCATCATCATCCTCTGATTCATTAGCATAATATTCAATAGCTGTAATCTCCATTACTCCTGGCATACTAATAGTATCTACGGCGCTTACACGCCAACAAATCTTATTAGTTTCAGCATCAGAATTAGAGATATAAAACTTGGCATAGCGTTTAAAATATTTTAAAGTCTCTTCATCTTTGGTCATTAAAATATTTAAAGTATGATTTGGAGTATCAATACTAATGCCTTCTTTTTGAATATAATTAATATTAGTTTCTACTGGCCCACGAATTGCAAACCAGCGCCCCATTTCTTCTTTGTTTTCATTTAGCCATCGAACATAATAATTGCATTTACGAATATCGCCTCTAAAATAAGCCAATTCAGTTAAATCTTGTAAATATATAATCCAGTGAGAATCTACTGTAGTAAAGCCTTGACGACTATGCCAAATAAATACATCACCAGTTTTATAATCATTTTCATATCCAACAGACAAAATCTTGTCATCATAATCCTATTTTAATACGTTAGGATTTATAAGTGCGCGGTTACGTATTTCGGGCTACGCAACCGGAGATATTTCTGCTGCTTGATATGAATTGTATAAAGCTCTGTCAAACGATTGACGCTTTGCTCGAATCATTCTATCTTGCTAACGATAACCGCCCATAGATTCCAATCTAGTGGCCTAATCATCAGCCACTCCTGGTTTATGATATGGGGGTTTTTCATAGACACCTAAACGCGCTTTCATTAAAGATTCATTCGGTAAAGCCACGACCGAACTCCTGTAGTAGACTAATAGATTCAAACACTGTTTTTCTGTATAATTCAAAATTAGTGTCTAATATCTTTAGTCCTTCTAATTTACTCAATAAAGATGCTAATGTTCCATTGATTACAAAAACCTCATTCATTCCAGTAATCTCTAGAATCACAGTATCTAATTGTTTCTTCCAATCTTCTTTATTTTCTCTCATAGGAATTAACTTCCATAGCTAATTAGTCAATCGCATAACATTAGACTAAATATCAGTGACTTCAGCAATACCATACTTAGTCAATAGCACTAATATCCCTCAAAACAGACCAGTTAGATTCATAATGGCCAGATTCAGAATGGCGGCGACGTTTATACAAACGCTGCATATGATGCGACTGTCTTTGCACTTCCTTTAATAAGGTTAGCAATTTAGCTAAATGATTAGCTTGAGAAGTAAATTTAAAATCAGAACCGCTATATTTCATTCTAGTATTTTCAATAGAAGTCACTTGACGTTGCAGCCATCCTTCCATCATAAGAATAGCGATAATATTGATTTCTTCACTAGTAAGAGTTTCATTGAAAGAAGATGAGTCAATTTGCGCGTTTCCTGTACTATCAGTACTTATTACAAAATCCGCTTCTCCTATGTCAGAGGCGGATTTTGTTTCAATATTGATATTAAAATCAGTTAAGACCTTACGAGGAAATTCAAAGCCAGGCAAAGCATTGAGTATGAGGTTTCGTAAGTCCTTAATTGTGTCCTATGGAGTTAATTCCATATACATATCGTCAGTAATTTTTCCGAGAAAGCGATTATATACTTCAGCAAAAGTTGTTCCCATAATCGCTCCTCCTTACATTATTCCTTATTAACCACTACGTAGCGACGAGTAGGTGCTTCAGGGGTTTCCGTATTAGTGCGGACCCGGCGAGTAGCCGCAGGAGCTTCCACCTTTTCGTCTTCTTCATCGGGCTTAGAGTTTTCAATAGCAGCAGTTACATTAAAACCAGTGACTTTTTGAATAGCTTCGCGCTTACTCATATCTTGTAAAGGCAGAGTCACAGCCTTTTCTTTAATAATATCAATAACTCCCTTGGGAGCAAAATCAAGCGCATCCAACAGCTAGTCTAAACTACCATTTAAAAGCATATCAATAATATCTGCTTCAGACATATAATATTCTGGTTCATCCTAAATATTTAAATCCTTAATTGCTTCAGTGTCTTTAATCAGCAGCATGTTCTGCATTAGGATGCGTCCGCCGGGCTGATAAGATAACCAAACCAATTCTTCGTAAGTAATTTTTTTAGTTTCACCTACTGCAAACTCTCGACGAATATTATGCTCTGGAATCATATAAACTACTCTACCAGCACTTCTATTCGTAACACTCATAATTTTTTTCATATCCATAAATATTTTCTCCTTTTACTCCAAATAAATAATGGGGAGAAGGGGAATTCCCCTTCTCCCCTAAAAGTCTTATACTATATTCAATTAACCAGTTACAACAGGCTTATCAATATCCAAGCTGGAGTCATAGTAGTAGCAAACGCTGTTGTTCAGCATAGCAACTACGCCAACCTTCTTGTAAACCTGAATGTCACGGCTCCAATCGTCATTTTCATGCTCTTTCATTAGGGTGTTGCCTTCTAGAGCAATGTAAACGGGCTTGCCATTAGCGCCAGTAGGAACAATCCAGCAGTGTGCGGGATTAATTGCCTTAGTGCTATTGGTCTCATCTAAGAAGCTTTGCTCAACAATAATAACCTTAGTGGTTTTATAATTGCCTAACCAGCCATTGTTCCAAATAGCCTCTTTCATTGACTCGGTTAGATAAACTGCACTCTCTCCGCTAGGAATCATACGAGTAGCAAATTCACGAGTACAATAAATAACAGGAGTACCATAAGCGGCTACAATAGAAATTAGACGGTCCATTTCAGCCTCATTCCAACCGTTAATAGAAACGCGGTTAGCAGCAGGCAGCTGGTTAACAGCGCCTTCCATAGCCAGGACAACTTCCTTCTGAATAGCTTCATCAATACCCTCAAGAACGATATTTAGAACTTCAGCCATGTCGATACGGCCATCTAAATATTCTTCAAAGCCGATTTGAGCAGCTCCGCCCAGTGCGCTAGTGGGTACCTGGAAGCTCTCAGTTTTCTTACCAAGCTTGAAAACTTCATAGCGACCAGCCAGACCAACGCGAGTAATAAACTGCTTTGCACGGCGATTATTGGTACGGTTACGAGTAAACTCAGGCTTATCACCCTGTGCGAACACCTTGGTTACAGCCATATCGGCATAGCGCTCTGCAACCTTCTTAGGCAGAACATCATCCAGAACTTCTTCCATAATGGAGAAGATTAAATTCTTATTTTCACGATATTGTGCGTGAGTACCGGCTAAAGCGTTCAACTCATCGCGAAGAGTTTCGTTGATAGCTGCATAAGTTAAATTAGCACCATTGAAACTATAAGCGGTAGGAGCAGAAGGATTAGCAGTCATAGCAATTTTACCTAATTGCACTAAATCATTTTTATTTAAAGCCATTTTTCTTCTCTCCTTTCATTAAGCGATACGCATAACTTTTACGCCCTTTTGATAGTCGGGCATAGTATAAACCTTAACAACCTGCCACTTCATAGTAGCATCTTCGCCAGCTTCCTCAAGGATGCCCTTGGCACCAGGAGCTAGGATAGCACCAACTTCTAGGGTGGCTTCTTCAGCAACGTTTACACAGTTGGTAGTAAAGATATCGCCAACATTAGTCTTAAATACACGAGGCACCATAGTGGTATCTTCGGGCATCTTAACAAACTTATTTTGACTATAAATATGGAAGGGGTCTTCAGTTGCGTCCAGAGAATAGGGGTCAGCAGGAGCAACAATACCAGTGTAGTCGCGAGACTTAGCATCGTCGGTTAAAACGCCATCGCTGGGGCTATAAACCTTAGCAGCATAATTGCGCTTTACCATAGCAAACTCGCACTCGTCCTGTCCATCACGATATAACTTTACTTCGTTGTAAACAAGCATCCATTCGCCTTCGCCTTCAAAATTGACTAAGCCCTTAGCATAGTCATACTTTACGAACTGACCATTCTCAAGAACGGCAATATCGGAAGCGGCAGGAAGCTGTGCATAAATCTGGCCAGTGCGTTGAGCGGACAGATGGTTTGGCTCAACTTGAGCATAACCATGCTCTACATAGTTAGCCTGGCTCAGTTTGTCTAAAAATGTTTTAGCCATTTTTATATCCTCCTTATAAAATATTACATATTTTTTTGCTTTTCAAGAGCAGCTTTAATCCAAGCTGGAACAGATTCATCTTGGTCATTTAAACTACCAAGATTGTAGTTCAGTGGGTCTAGTTCAGGATTTTCTCCATCCTTGGCGAAGCTAATCTTGTTGCGCACACAATAAACAGATAGCTTAGATTCAATATCTTCTAGAGAGTAAGAATCAATATTTTCTAAAATTTCCTTTGTCGCCTCTTCAGGTAACATATAGAAAGTTTCAGAAATCATTGCTTTCTTTTCTTTTCTTTCGACTTTCATTTTGAATTCATTTAAGCTACTGATTTGAGCTTCTAAATCAGCTTTAGTGGTTTCTAAAGCAGCCTTTTCTTCAACTAAGGTTGCGTTAGAGGATTCTAAAGCACTATACTTATTTTCTAATTCAGTATATTTTTCAGAAAGCTCCATATATTCTGGAATTTCTTCCAAAACGTATTGATTCTTTTTGTCCTCATTTTCGCATTCACACTCATTTAGAGGCTTTCCGCATTTAGGACAAGTTTCTTCGGGTTCGCCCTCTGGCTCTTTCTTGCTTGCCGCATATTCTGCCACAAAAGTGTCATAGGCGTCAAGCGCAAATTGGGGTTCCTCACTAACAGGAACAAATTCTTTCTCAACAGCAATTAACTCCTCTCCGAAGTTATAACCATCTTCGGAAATAGAGAAATTCATGCGGAAATAATCACCAGTGGAGTTATCACGAAGAATAGCGAACTTTTGGTCTCCCTCTTCGTAAATACCTTCAATACGATATTTAGAACACCACTCATTTTCCTCATGAGGATGAGTAGCAATCAAATAATCATACAAAGCACTCCAAAGAGCGTCGCCAATTTCTACTGCGTAAACTGTAAACACAGGCGTTCCTCCTTCATTCATCATTTCTTTTAGTTCTTTCATCATTGAGAATAATTGCTCTTTGAATCCATCCTCAAAAGAGAACTGAACTTTAGTAATTTGGGCGCCTTCAAAGCAAGGTTCACATTCTTCACCCAAAATACAAAGTTTTGAGATTATTGCCTCATTAATAATGAAAAACTGTGGTTTTCCATTAGCGTCTTTTGTCCAATGCGCATTAATCAATTTTTCATCCAATTCCATAGACTAGTTATTGCCATGGTCCAAAATACGTTGTGCTTCTGGATACTAGCCGGTCCACAACCAACCCTCTGTCATTAGATATTCATGTTCCACACCTTCATCATCAAATTTCTAAAACCAGCATTTAGCATTTAAGTCTACGAAACCATAGGGTCTAGTAGTATCTTTAATTTTAAATTGACCATTAGAAATATCAATAATTCTATTGTGCTCTTCAAAATCTTCAGTAGATTCATTATAAAAACCAACAATGGGGCTACCAGGTAATGAATTAGCCATCTCTGTCGCAACTTCTTTAGTAATAATACTACGATTACGATTGGCCTCATCTCCGACCCAGCACACCTTAATCTAACACTTAGAAATCAAAGGATTATAAGGAACAATATTGATAAATTCGCAAGGAGAATCAAGTTTGATACTTAAGTTCATTTCAATTTTCCTCCTTAGCTCATAGATTCTTTATTGGCAATTGTTTTATCACTCTTTTTATCATCGGGTAATTCTGGTCTTCCAGCCTTACCCTCTTCCGTATTATCTTGAGAAGTAGAAGTATTTGATTTACCCTTGTTGCCCAAAATGTCTTCTGCGTTTAAAGTAGAAGACATTAAAGGAGGTAACATTACTTCGCTCAAGTGTAATACTTCATTTTCAAAATAAGCTGTATTAATAATTGCACTTTGAGAATGACCCAAAGCAATCTGTGGAAGCATCTTGGAGTAACCAATTTGAACCTGCTCTTTATACATTTTAGATAAATCTTTATAATTATATTGTGTCGTTTCTAACATATAAAAACGATAATTATATTTACTCTTATTTTTGCCTCGCTTTTGTGTTATTATATCAAAAAAAATCTGGAATTGCAACACGAGGCTCCTCATAGAGCCTTCATCGTTTAGAATTGATTTTTCCAAAGACATGTTGCCAGAAGTGTTAAACAAGTTTTGTGAGACACCAAAGGTATTATATACAGTGCGCTCAACCTTCTCTAAATCATCAACAGTTGTAGAAGAATTGCGGTCTGAAGTATCAATTGAATCTACGTCTGTAAATGTAGTCAAAACATCAACGCCAATAGCACGACGCAACATTTGAACAGCATTATTATGAATATCTCTTGCTTCATCTACATCAAAAATCAAATCACCATTTTTGTCCATGGGTAATTTTTGAACAATAATTTTTAATAACTTCTGCATCTGTTTGCGGCGGTCTAAATCTTGCGCAGCATCTAAGTCAAGAATAGCGGGACAAGCGTTAACGAATAAGGGAGAATCATCTGCGGTTAGACTAAATTTTACTACAGAGCCTGGCTCTAAAGGATACCAGCCATAATTCAAAAAACAATTAGATTTTGCAATTCCATCTGAATTTAATTTTCCTTGACGGTATAATTTATATCCTTTAGCAAATTCAGCTGGAAAAAGTTTTAAAACCTTGTCACGATAAGTTGCGTCAGGGAATTTCTAGTCAAAGAAACTCATATTAAATTCAACTACTGGAGTATTTCCAACGTTATATCTAGAACGGCAATAATTAATTGGTAAATCCTATAAAATCAATCCATTCTATCCTTCAATAATACAAGCATAATAAGCGCCTTTAACAATAACATCTTTAGCAATATCAGCACAAATTTTTTTGATATAAGAATTATCTAAATAGTTTAATAATCTGTGAAAATCTCCCACAATTTTTGTCTCTGCCACCGATTCATCATATACTTCTGGAACAATATACCAGTCATATCTATACATTGTTGCAAAATAATTGCAAGTTCTTTCATAAATGCCGCTTGTACGATAAAAGTATTTAGAGATTTCCCTTTGGGTTTCAATATCATTGGTTGATAAAGCTTTCATAATAACAGCTTTATTTCCATAATTGGTATTACTAGAACAAATAGCGCCCAAATTAACTGTCGCATCTTCTAACTTTTTAACACCAACTTTAATTGTACCAAATTTAGTATCTCTTGAGCTATACATATCAAATCCTTTATTACGGATTTGCTCTTGTCGATTCATTTCTTCCACAAACTCACCTCCTTAATTTTAATACCCAGCTTTTTCCATTATATAATCATAAGTAATAAGATTTTCTTCATAATAAGGAATTTCTATTAAAGTAAATTCATGAAGCGCACAAAAACGGCGCTTCTTATTATCATTAAACTATTGCTAGTAAAATCCTTTCTTACCACCAAATTTTGAGCTAGGTTCGTAATGCTGTTTACCTTGATATTCAATAAGAAAATCAATATTACCATCATCGTCAAAAACAGCAAAATCAAAACGAAGTGGTTTCCCATTGGGGGAACGCAAATCCGGGAATATATATTCCATTTTAAAATTTAATCCATTTTCTTTAAGAATTTCTTCAATTTTTATTTCTCCATATGACGCTCGCATTTCCGTTCCTCCTTTCTTAGTTCATAAAGCACCATTGAGATGCATCAAAACGCTTTCTTTTACGCTTCTTGCTTTCTTCCTATTTTATATAATATAATCCATATTCTAACGATGAAACTTTATCTTTTTTAACTCTTTTATTGGCTTGTTTTAAAATTATATTCACGCCTTCATTTTCTTCACGCAAATTCATAAGTTCTTCTTTTAAAATATCTGTTAACTAAAATGGCATTAAACGCTCTGCGCGCTATTCGCTGCTCATATTCTAGCCAACTTTAGTTTCTAGAAGTTTAGTTTTAGCAACTCGCTCTTCAATCAAGAAACGAAGTTTACCGCTATTAAGCTATGCTTGAAGATTACTATGCGCTTCCGTGTTTAATGGAGCATTAGCTTTAATAGTATAAATAGCATCATATTCGGTGTCTTTAGTTTGGAATTTTTTATAAAATCCATCTTCATCATTGTATACTCCAAAAGGAGGATAAACATCGCCATTGACTGAATCAATCTAACTTTTTACCATATAATCCATTAAACCTATACCTAAGCCGTTGGCATCAATAACCACTCTACGAGCCTTATATTTATAATATAACTTTTTAATTTTTAAAGCCTAGTCTTCGAAGTGTTCGTCTGATATAGTATAAATGTTTACTAAAGATTTATATGCCTCTCCAACGGACTATGGAGTTACTTTAATTATTGTAGCTACGCTATCACATCCTTTTCGGCCAACATCGACAGAAACTACATAATAGCTCTATTGAGTTGAGCGACCGGAATATTCTGTTTCAGCCTAAAGAATCACACGACTGCGGTCAAAAGCTTCGCCATTAAAGAAAGCATCTTCAACAGTACCAGACCAGCGCGATTCATATTCACGACCAAAAGCCGCTTCATTAAAAGTTTCATCCCTCTTCTAATCTTGAACGAAGGTCTTTTCGTATTGACCTAAAAGGACCAAAATTTTATAAGTACCACCTAAAATAAAAGCGGAGCCTGGCTCAGTAATCATTTTAACTAAAGTCTAAATCAATTTTTGATAGGCATACGAACTCTTTTGGCCTGCTGTAGTTCCTTTATATTCTGTCGAATTCGCTACATTCGACACGCTTTCGCAGCTATATATTCCTATATAGAGTAGACTATATCTTCACCCTCGGCCTAACCGGTAGGGGCCTCCCACTTCGAACGCCAATCGCTTGCGTCCTACTCCCTTTCGGGATAGTCGTTGAACCTTCTCCATAATTGGAGCTTGGCTGCGGATTACCCGGTCTGGGCTTCCCCGCAATTCAAGAGGTTTGCTATTGCTAATTACTTAGCAATGACACTATTTTTTCTTTTTGGTCTTGTGTTATTTTAGTATATTCTAAAACATAATCTTTATAACTTTTTCCTTGCAATATAGACATTAAAGCTTTTCCATGAAAACCCCACTAACGCGCCAAGCGTTTTAAAGGGATTTTTCTTCCAAGCTCTTCATTTAAAAGAACCATAAATACTTGTTCTTTTGTCATTCTTCTATTGGATTTAATTATTGTTGTCTATACTTTTTTTTCGTAAAAATTAGTTGTTTCACAAAAAATATCATATATAGCTTTTCTTTGCTCATATGACATTTTATCATATTTTTCTTTATACTAAGCATGATTAACACCATGTTTAATACGACTAATTGTAGTTTTCGTCACTCCAAACATATCAGATAAAATTTGGCCTGGTCTAGACATAAACTCTAAAGCCGCTAAAATATTTAATATATCTGTTTCAACTAAATGACTACCGCCATTTGCAGGCCCAAAATTACCACCTTCATTCTGGTTATAGCCATTGTGAAAACTATCATATAACTTAATATAATATTTTTCTTTTTCACCAATTTCTTTTGAACTAATATCTCCTTCAAAAATTTGCTCAAAAGAAAAATTGTCTTTGCCATAAATATTATATTCTTTTTGTAAAAAAGAATTATCATGACAACCTCTTTTTAAATCAGAAAAATGACGTAAATGTCTACGCTATATATTATTGGTTAAACCAATATATTTTTTATGATTGACTAAATTTTCAATTTTATAAATATAATACATAAAAATCTCTCCTTTCATTATAATAAGAAAATAAGGGAGAAAAATTTATAACACTTTGTCCAAAAATTTTATAATGTAAAGTTCACCTTTATTTAGAGCTTCATCTTTTTGTTTTGTTCCATCAAGACATTTTCTTGAAATGGCCATCATAGGTATCAAAACTTCTTTTAAGATTTTGCCATCGATACCAACGCATTCTTCCAATACGCCGGCGTGTCTACGACCACCACGAGCACGCTCATTGGCAGCAACGTTATCAAAATAAGACCCATTCTTAAATACATACACGCACTTATCTTTTGATTCTTGCGTTTTTTTAGGTCTTCTATCAATTTCACGCGCGAGAGCTGGAACCAATCTACACAGCTCATCAACTTTTTCCTTTAATATACTTGCGCTTTGGCTCTTACCACCAGCAGAAGTAAATAACTTGGCTCCTGGATAAAGAATACATCTAATCATAAGACTTAAGACAGCTAAGAAGCTCTTGGAATAACCACGTGGAAAAACCGCATAAACTTGGCGATAACGAACCGAAATACGTAAGAATACACGCTAATAAAAATAAAATTTTAATCCATCTTTTGGTACTTCAGTTGTGTCGGCTCCAGTTTGTAAAAAATCAATAAACATATCAGGGTATTCGCGCCAAAAGGCAATATACTACCGCAGTGCGGGTTTTATTGCCTCAATACGCTCTTCTGATATGCCAATTTTTTGTCTCTTCTATGATATATCTAATAACTATTGTAAAGCCATAATTATTCACTCTCCAATAGTCTAAATAATTCTTCATTTGCTTCTTTTAATTTTTCTTGCTATTGAAAATATTCATCATAATCTTCATCTGTATTTTCTAGTTCTTCATTTGAGTCATAAAGCTATCTTTCAAGCTCATCAGTCTCATCATCCTCATCGTCATAATCACTCTCATTGTCTCTGTCTTGTTCTATCTGGCGTACAGCTCTTTCAATTAACGGGCCTAAATGCATCTCTTCAATAACCAGATTACGAGTATAGTCTTGTAAATCTTGAATAACACGGTCTACCTTGTCTTGTGGAGTATCTACATAATATCTAGGAATAAATCCATCTCGTTCACACAGAGCCACAAGCTCAGAAATAGAATCAACACATTCTCCATTCTCAGCTTTGTTTTGCGCAGCTGTCCATTTACCAGACTTCATTAGCGAATCATACATTTTCATTGCCTTTTGGGCGCCATCTATATCACCAATGTCAATTAGCTAATTGGCCTTAAGAGAACTTTTACAAGCCAAGATAAGGGTATTTTTATCACCAGCGGCTTGGATATCATAAGACTCCATCATATCAACATATAGTTTTTCTAACTCAATCCATTCATCTGGTTTATACATTTTACCCCATTTCAAACGAAGATAAGTTTTATCTTCATCGGTTAATTGCGACACTAAACTATCTGTTGCACCATCATCAAAATAATCCTCTTGAGGTATAAAAGGATTTGTTTCATTGTGCTTTACAGGGGGAGGCGGCTCGCTTAATTCGCCTTCTGGCATAGTAAAACTACTACGTTCAATTTGCTGAGCAATCTCAGCGGCACCAAATCCTTGACGTTTCATTGCTTCTTCAATTTTTTTGTTTGCCATTTCCTGAAGGAATTCTGTATCTTTCCATCTAAAATCTTTATATTGTTTTAGTTTCATTTTAGACAGATAACGACCTACAATAGTTAAGCCAGTTATTTTACTTTTATCTTTACCCCAGGTTGCGAGTAATTTATTCCACTCATCTGGAATATAAGGCACATCAATTTCCTAAAGAATCCATAAATAAGTGTCTGGGTCCCAATTATCGACATGCATAGTTAAACATTTTTTACATTGATTTATGTGGCCGTCTGGATATTTTTCTTTGTTATTTGAAATATAAAAATCTTCAACCGATTTAGTACGACCACACTTAGTACAATATACTTGTTCTATCATATAATCTCTCCTTTCAATTAAACTTAAAAAAAATACCAATTAGGATTGATTATTTTTGTCCAGCCCCCATTTACGATTTCGGCATTTTTTACATATACTATAAAAATTATCCGAACTACTCTTATTTAAACTAAAATATTTATTATTTAATAATTTAACCTCGCCGCATCTTGAGCAACGCTTATATGTTCCCTTAGCTTCTTTCAGAAAATACCAGTCTAAATATTCATCTTCAGCGGCTGATGCAATAAGCTATGGAATTTTTTTGCGCCACAAAGAAGAAATATATTCTAAACTATGTTTAATTCCAAATTCTTTCTAAATGGCTTCTTGAATATCAATATTCTGCATTCCATCAATTTTATATTCAACGATTTTCATATATAAAGGATAACGCTCTAATGCTTTATCGCAAATTTTTTCAAAATCATAAACTAAATACCAAGTATCAGATTCAAAATTGCCCCAGCTATCTTGTTTTAAACGAGAATAGTTGCATAAAATAGCTGAGCATACTTTTGGGTCCAATAAAGTAATACCATGTGAAATTGGTAAACCATCTTTTCCAATTTCAATTTCTCCATCTAAAGGAATAAAATTACGAGACGAATGCATGGCCTATGTAAAAACAATTGGTTTTTTATAAGCATTTTTAATAATATACTAATCTTTTTGTAATTCTATTAATGTTTTTTTAATTATTAAAGCATCACGACCTTGTGCGGTTTTTGCTTTTTCTTCCCAATAATGTATAGCGTCTTTTAGTTGTTTTAAACAAGGTATATCTTCAACATCTTCTTTAGTGATTGAAATTTTGGGCCTAAAAATTTGATTTTTATCTTCTGTCATAATTCCATAAATGCCATCTTCGCCATTTTCAAATTGGGAAACAAGACCCTCAAATGAAGTCTCACGCTTATTAACTGTAGCTAATCTATTATCAGTAAGTATATTTCGCTCTTTGCGCTCTTGTTTCTCCATACAAAGAATTAAATAATCAGCTAGAACATCTAAGTATGCTGATGGCAATGGATGTTCGCGTGGTTCATCCAAAATGCGCTAGACTAATTCGTTTCGTTCTTCTGGAGTTTGTAAAGAATAATCGAGCTTTATCATTATTTCACCTCCAGTTTTAACGGGCTATTTACCGTCAAAATTCTCTTACTATCGAGAATATTATACCGAAAAATTTTGGGAAAGTCAAATTTTTTGACAAATAAAAAAATTTTATGTATAATATTTATATATAATAAAAAATTATAAGGAGTAATATATATGTGGGCAAAATTTATATCAGGCTTGGGCAAGGTAGTTCAAGGTCTATTGAATTTTTTTAAAAAGAAAAATAAAACGCAAGATTGGACAGAATTTTCATTTGAAACCAAGGGCCCAATTGTTTCAGAAACAAGTTTAGGGCATGTAATATTAGGCCCGGGTACAGTCACTATTGCCCCTTCAGCAGACAAGCAAATTACCTGGGATTTTCATAATAAAAATGATAATGAACCGCCTAAAAGAGAACTGCATGCAGAACTACCTCTTTTTGAAGATGGTATATCTGAAGAAGAGTTCAAAGCACTGGAAAATTTGTTCAGTATCTATTTAACGGATTTGCCCAAACGCTATTGGGTAAAAACGCTCATTGTAAGCTGCTACGCCTCATTTGATTATGATTCTATTGGAGTCGATATTTCGCAATTAGAAGAAACCGGAATTGCGCATTATTGGTGTACTAGTACCAAAAGCATGAGCGAATGGGACAAAGATTTACAAGATAGGCATGTTTTAGAAGAACCATTAGAAATTGACGCAGAAGAAGAACATATTATAGTTAATAATGCAATTTTAGAAGCATGGCCGAATAGCTATTGGACTTGGAGGGCAACAGAAGAATGATAATTTTATTTTCTATTTGGGCTGGTATAGGTTTAAATCTTTTGTTTAAAAACTTTGATTTGATAGAGAAGTTGAGAATGTGGCGCTCGGTCGCATTCATCGTCACCTTAACAGTTTTTGCCCCGGTGTTTTTTATATATGATTTGGTGGTATTGCTTTTGGATATAATTACAGAGGAGGAAGAACATGAAGAAGAAGACTGTGATTAAATAGTTAATGACTAAATTTATGGTGAATAATAGATGTAGAAATCCATATAATATTGGTGCGAGAGTTTTTAGAGAATGGTATGTGACGCACCTGGATGGTGAGCCAATTCCAGAAGATATGGTGCCAACTCAAGAAATGTATGACGCGTGGGACCAAGAGTTAGAACGCTATGTTCTTGCAGGCTTGCGGGAACGGTTCGGGTACGAGGGCTTGCGGGAAGCCTATCTTCACTATGCGTGGGGTGGGGTTCTGTGTGAAGGCGATGGACAATGCAGTTTTGACTGCGAGTATTATGGAGTAAATTGTCCGTTTAGTTAATTTTCGTTTTCCGAAATGAAAAAATGATTTGGGGATTTTTTGGGCCAGACAAGATAAAAAATAAGAAATAAAAAAATTTTTCTCCCAAAAATATGCCCCCATACTATTCCGTAGTATATTATATAATAAAATAACTATCTTAGTAGAGTACCCCCTTCAACGCTTCGCCTGTGGCTGAGGCGAAGCGATTTTGCATTTTGAGAGGATAACCGAATTTTTTATACCTAGTTCGCGTTTTCGATACCTTAACATTGCACGCCCGAAATGATACACACGGTCGCGTTGTTAAGAAAAAAAATATTTTTTTTTGAAAAACCCCTTGACAAAACCGCCAACCTGTGTTATACTAATATCAACAAAGGAAAGGAGTCAAACACAATGAGAAAGGTTAAAAGCATTAAAGATTTATTCGGTCATACACTCTCCATCGAAAACATGGATATCAAGTTTGTTGGTAGAGATTATGTTATTGCCAGTTACAAGGGAAGCGGTTTTGAGAAGCTGTATTCTCCTTGCGATGGCTACACTGTAGAGTTTGAAAAATAATTTAAAAAAGCACTTGACAAACTCACAGCCTTATGATATAATTAAGATACAAAGAGGGAGCGGTGAGAAATCCCTAACAAGAGTCCAAGAGTATGAGGTACCACTCTCTTTAAGAAAGCTAAAAGAAAGGGAAGAAGAATATGATGATTTATAATTGCCACAACGCAGGAACAGGAAAATATATTTTTCAAGTACTTGGCAGACTATACGAAGTCTTAGCAGAGTACAATATATTTGATTACAGCACTGAACAAGGCACAATGTATTTAGTACAAAGAGCCAATGACCCCACGAAACAGATGTGGGCAGATGATATCATTCAAGCAGAAGACCTCTGCAAGGCTGATTACAAAGCTAGATTTGAATAAGAGGCTATAAAAAGCCTCTTATTTTTTTATAAAAAACACTTGACAAGCCAACTAATCTATGGTATAATAAAGACACAAAGGAAGAGAAAAGGAGATAACAACATGATTAACATTCGCACAATCAGAAAGCTTACTAACAATGATGGCTTGACCTTAAAGGCTGGCAAGGTTATCACCTACAAAAGCGGCTGGCAGGTAGCTGACCATGGCATCGAAGCCAAGAGCGCAGAAGAAGCCATCAAAGCAATTAAGGCTATGGGTGGTAACTGCGGCATCTGGTTAGAGAATGGCATCTACTACATCGACCACTCCTTCCGAGTGAATACCAAGCGCGAAGCGATGGAAATCGGCAGAGCGCACAATCAAATCAGTGTCCTCTGCTGGCGGACAATGGGCTTAGCCTACTGTTGAATATGGGGTGTCCTCCACTGGAGGACATCTTAATTTTTGCGCCTGCTCGTCCACATGTGCGGGCGAGCAGAGTTTTGAATATTTATGCATTTCGGTGAATTTTTATTCAAAAGCTTTTCATCCATTTGGTCCAATTTATTTCCCATAAAAAGACTTGACAATTCTATTGTTATGTGCTACAATACTTACAGAAAGAAAGAGATATGAAAGGAACTGATAAGTATGAAATATATCATTGAAACTCGAATCGGTTGCGAAGTCCTTGATACCTACGAACTGGCAGAAATATTCTGTTATGAACAGGGCATCCACCCTGAAGAAATTGTAGAAGTTACCGATGAAGAAGCCGCAGAAATTCGCGGCTAATAGGAGGGAAAAGTTATGGACGAAAGAAAATGGATTTACATCGGTCGCTATGAAGCCGTTGGTTATGGATTTGATGAATATGTTTGCGAAGAAACAAAGGAATGTAAGCAGATTTGGGATGATGGGTACGAAGAAGTTTTTGAAATTGCTGAATAAAAAAGCTTGACAAATTCCAAAAGATATGATACAATTAAGGTACAAAAGAAAAGGAGGTCATTCAAATGACTAAAAAGTATTACGAAATCGTTATCAAGGCTACTGGTGAAAAGCTTCGACTGACCGGTAAGAACTTCAAAGAAGCTTGCAGGGAAGCAGGCTATAAGCCTACTGAGTGCCACCTGGTCTATGCTTGCCACGTTGGGGAGGAGGAAGAAAAATGAAAAACTTTTTATTCGAGGACCAAGAAAGCGGTGAGCGGTTCTTCGTTCAGTGCGACAATGAACTGGAATGCGAAGAAATCCTTCTCGCCAATGAAATCGACCCCGACGAGGTTGTATTGCTTGATGTGGTCGATGATGATGTCGCCGAGGCTATGGGCTACGATACTTATTGAGAGGGCAATCGCCCTCTCTTTCTTTTTGCGCCGGCGCGCCAACGACTTGTCATTGGCGCGAATTTCCATTATACCACAGCCAGCCAATTTTGTCAATAGGCAAATCGCACAAAAATAAAATAATTATTTCTCCCATAATTGTGCAACATTACCTATTGACTTTGTGTGCGGTCTGTGGTATACTATTGGTGTCAAGGGGAGAGGGTAGCCGCAGATGAATGCTTGCCATTGTGAGTGTAGCACAGGCGTAGGTGCTCTCGAAAAAAATTCTGAGAAAATGTAGGAAACCCCTTGACAAACCACCCAAATTGTGATACAATAAGGGTACAAAAGAGGTCGGTCGTCTAAGATGGTAGGACTGTGGAATGCGGATTCGAGTTCCGCCCACCTCTTTTGAGGAGTAAATGAGGGATGCGAGGCAGCCTGAGAGCAAGGGTTGACCCACGAGAGTCATGTAAGACCTCGACGATAAAGTCCTCGACCGCAAGGTGTTCGCGTTTGCGGTATATAAGTGTGAACCAGACCTCGCAGGCTGAAAGAATGTCGAGGATATGCGCGATACAAAAGCCACTCCTTTCATATTAATTAATTTTAGGAGGCTCTTATTATGAACACTTATACCATCTACTTGGGCGCAAAGCCTATCGCCTGCGTGGACACCGAAGGTGCTTATCCCTGCTTTGAAGCAGCGAAGACCCTTGCTGAGTTCACCGGCAAAACTGCCACCTTGGTGTGGGATGCTAATGGTGAGGAAATCGCCTTCTTCAATCCTGAGAACCCCGAGGAAGGCGGCGAACCTGATTGGGGCGAACCCGACCCCGATAATTGTGACTACGAGTGCGGCTACGACCCATACTCGGGTTGCTACACAGACGACTGCTGATGCGGTCGTCTTTTTTTATTCGGCTGCGCGTCGGCGATGGTGACGCGCAGAATTTATGATTTATTCACCACAGGCAGAAAAAATTTTTCAAAACTTTATGAATTTACCTATTGACAAATATCCCAAAATATGATATTATAATAGTACCAAAAGAAAGGAGTGTTTCCTATGAACGAACCCACTATCCTCGATGTTATCCTTGCTTGCGTTTACAGCTTGCCGATTATCTTGATACTACTGGCTTGCATACTGCCTATCAACTGGCATTATGACCCCAAAGGCGATGACCCCTACCGCTACTGCCCAAAGGAGGAGAAATAACAATGAAAATTTATTTCAGTGTTGATACTTTGCGTCGCAATATTGCGGTGCAGGCAGAACAGATTGAATCTGAAAGCAAATGGCTTGCCCACTATATTCAGCACGAACCTGGCGAGGTCGAATGTATCGAGGACTGTGTCCGCAACATTATGGACAGCTGTACCGCCATTCTTGAAAATACTGAATACCTAAAGGGGGAAGAACCGTAAAACAAGGGGTTGACAAATCAACCCCTTTATGATACAATATCACTGTGAGGTGAGGAAATATGACTAAATATAGAGTGTGGTTGAAAGATTTATGGAACGGCTCTGAAAAATGTGTAATTTGCAGTAGAGATATGATAAACGCATACATTCTTTCTGGCATATGGGAAGTCCAAAAATATGAATTAATCAGAATGGAGGAGTATTTATAATGGCAAAGAAACAGAAACAAACAGACCGCCGTATCTTCAAGAAAGAGGGCGAAGAACTCCAGCAGTGGCTTATCTTCCGCAAGAGAGGTGGCCGAGTGGAAAGCGGAAAGCGGTACAACAGACAGAAATTCAAAAGGGGTGATAAAGAATGGTAAAATGTCCTAACTGCGGAAGCACCGCACAATCCGAACTGGTATATCTAGACTCAACAAGCAACCGCACAGAAAAGAAAGATGAATATATTTGCGGGTGTGGGTGTCGGTTTACTGCTCGATATCTCTTAGTTGAAACCGAAATACTGGAAATCGAACAGCCTTATTATTAAAAGGTCGCCTGCGTTTGCCCGCTATAACCGAACGGACATTGACACGATTAACCGAACGGCAGAACCGGGCAAACGCATTAGCTCTAACAACAATAAAAAACACTTGACAACTGGGCAGTCAAGTGCTATAATAAAATAAAAACAAGAAAGGAAACACTATTATGAAAAGAATTTTTGCCTTGTTCCTCGTGGTAGTCTGCTTGGTCGCCTGTTTCACAGGTTGCACTGCCGCAGAAAATGTCAACCACAATCTCTCCCAGGCTGCTGACAACTTTCAGGTTGCTCGCAGAATTACGGTCTACAATGCACGAACTGACCTTATCGTGATGGAGATGGAAGGCTATATGAGCCTATCCAATAACTCCACAAGCGAGTTGGTTGTTACCTGCATGACTGGACCCAATACCTACAAAAAGAATTATGTTTACTTGAATGATTTTGTTATCTATGTGGTCGAAGATATTACCGACACAGTTACCGACCCTTATCACTACAAAATTCATTTCTACACCGCTCTGCCGGATTACGACTGGAATAAGTAAAAAAAACCTCCCCAAATCAATGGGGAGGTTTTTCAGCTGCGCGTCTCTGGCTGAGGCGCGCAGAATTCGCATTTTATACAACCTAGCCAATTTTTCCAATCGATTTTTGTGCATTTTGACTATTGACACATTTCCCTTTATATGATAAAATGATACCATAAAGAAAGGAAGTGAACGCCATGAATGAGTCCATTCTCGCCTATGAGGAATACTGTGTGGATTGCTACTATGAGGGCAAGACACCCGTGTCCTACTGGGCATGGCTTGGGGGAGAACAGTAATCCCCCAAATAGCTCTTGACAAACCACTCCTTGTGTGTTATAATAAGGGTACAAAAAAGAAAGGAACTGATACCTATGAAATTTACCGCTATGGCTGTTGCCGTCAACCAGCTGGACATCAAAGATGTCGAAGCAATCCAGCACACCACCGAAATGCTCCGCAAGGTCATCGACCACTATGGTGATGAAGCGGTGCTTGGTTCTCCCAACACTGGTGAGATTATTCAGACCGCTGAAATCCCCCGTGTACTCGGTATCTTGGGCTTCTTCTTGGAGAACCGAGTGGTAGAGGTCAACCCCAATTAAGGGGTTGACAAATCCTCCGCTTTGTGATATAATATCCTCGTAAGAAAGGCAATGATGTATATGAAAAAGATAGATTATGGCTAGGGGTGGCTCCCGCCAAAGTCAAATTGATTAAAATAGATTGACTAATGTCATCGAGGGGTTGGCTCCCACAAACACTGTATCAGGACTAGCGAGGTATTTTTTATGACTTGGACTTAGGGGTGGCTCCCGAAATAGCCTAGGGTTTGGCTGACCCGCACCAAGATAGCCAATTGACCGAGCAAGGCGAGTAGACTGGCTGGCAACTACTTGGTTGAGAATTGAATATACTAGAAAAAGTTCCACCCAAGGGCAGCCCCTTGGGTGGTCGTTTTTTGAGCTGGTCGCGCACTATTGTGAGCGACCAGAATTTGTGATTTTGTATAATTCGCACAATTTTCCAATCGAGATTTTGTATATTTTGCCTAGACTAATTTTTCCCAAAACCCTTGACTTCCTATGCCCCCTATGATATAATACTAGTGTCAAGGGGGACAGCCCCTCTGACCTTGAGTTTATCCTTTAGCAGTGGACAACACCCTCGGCGCCAATGGGATTGAAAGAGGAACTCGTTAAAGGGAACAAGAGTAGGCAGTAAGCAGGGTTGAAAATAAGTTGCAAATTATTTCTCTATACCCCTTGACAACTCAACCAAACTGTGATATAATACTTATACAAACCAAGAGAAAAGGAGAAACAACAATGGAAAAACTCATTAACTACATCGATATGGAACTCAAGTGGACAAAGCAGACCCCTGAACATGCCCATACTTTCTTCAATCAAGCGTTCGGTGCGTTGCAGTTCTACATCATCGAACAGAATATCAGCGGTGAAGATTTTGCAGAACTGGAAAAACTGTGGAACGAAAAGTATCGCCCGCAGTTCGAAGCAATTATGTATGGAGGTGGTCATAATGCTTAAAAGAAACTGCTCCTACCACATCAGTGAAGATAGACTTGACCGAGCCACCTACATTATGACCACTATTGGAATTGGTGATATTATCAAGGAACAAAGAGGCACTGATGAGCAAGGTCGTGTCTACTGGCGGTGTTTCACCAATACCGGTGTAATGCTGATTATGAACGCAGACAAGAGCCGAGTTATTACGCTCTATATCGCAGAACAAAAGCAAGTAAGTTCAATTTATCAAGGCAATACTCCTAGCTGGGTATTTGCGTTGGTGCGGAAGAATATGAGATACGCAAAAGAACAAAACAAAGTGAGGTTTTAAAAATGGAAATTAAAATTACAGAGAAGTTTACTTTTCAGCGTATAGGAAGAGGACAAGTTTTCCGTATTAACTATGATGGGTCAAATCCTACTTACGCAATGAGAATTGAAGATATAAAAGACGAAGATACCGGAGAGCTGTTAAATGCTGTTGATTTAACAGATGGTGAATTATTCCGTGTTTATGATGTTGATGAGGTTTTCCCCTATCCAAACGCCCAACTCACAATCTGAGCTGGGCGTTCTCGTTCGAGAGCGCCCAGAATTCGTCAAAACGCACAATAACCACATTTTTCAAACGTAAATCTTTGTGCAACTTGTCATATTGATTTTTCCCATAAGTATGCTATAATACTTATAGAAGAGAAAAGGAGTTGACCACAATGTTGAAAATGATTTGCTTTGATATGGACGGAACAATCGCCGACCTTTATGGAGTGGAGAACTGGTTGCCTATGCTCCGTGCCTATAATCCCACTCCTTACCGAGTGGCTGAGCCTATGTGGGATATGAAAGAATTGGCGGTGGTGCTGATGGCTCTGCAAGCCAAAGGTGTGGAAATCCGCATTATCACTTGGTTGAGCAAGGATACCACTCCTGCCTATGACCGAGCCGTAAGGCTTGCCAAAGTGGATTGGCTTCGCCACTATGATTTCCCCTTTGACCATTTCCACGGTGTGCGGTATGGTGCGACTAAGGCAGATAGTATTCGCCCCTATCTCGGTGAAAATGAAACGGCAATTCTTATTGACGATAACGCAAAAGTGCGTGAGGGCTGGCATATGGGTGAAACCCTTGACCCCACTACTTGCGACGTTGTCCTCGCACTCAAGGGTCTGCTTGACGGTTTGGAAATGGGCGAGTAATAGAAAGGAAGGAAACTATGGAACGAGTAGAAATGTGGCGAGCTTATGATGGGCAGTGTTTTGAAAGTAGTACCGAATGCGAGGAACATGAAAAATGCCTTGCTGCTGGTGTACTTGACCCCTATGTCATTGCATTTAATTCCGACGGACATAAGGTGAGCTGGGCAGACGATGGCGAAATGGCGGTTATCGCCTTGGTCAAGAAAGTACCCACGCTGGAAGAGCTGGAAGATAACCGACTTGGCAATGCTTGGGCAGATTATCTCGATAGTGATTTGGAAAGTGAATTATCTCCTCGCTTTCGTAAACCCGAACACTGTATTGGTTGGTGGATAAGAGACCCTTGGGCAGAATACTGGCATCCTTGGGAGCAGGCTCATAAGGAGTTCAACGACCTTATTGAAATTCTATTGGAAGTCCAAAATAAGAAATTTTAATTAAAACCCTAGGGAAAAATCCCTAGGGTTTTCAGCTGCCCATTCACGCGCGCGAATGGGCAGAATTCAGCAAAATAACTAGTTTCGGCATTTTTCAATTCAAAACTTTTGTGCAAATTAACACTTGACATTTCCCGTAAATGTGGTATAATAATGCCAAGAGGTGAGAATAATGGAAACAATTTATGATTGCGTATTAGATAAGATTGTCCCAATTAGCGAAGCGACCACCGAAGGTATTCAAAAGTATTGGTCTGACTTGCCAGACGATGGACCTGTCAACCATTCAATCGGCTCGGAGTGTTGGTTTGAACTTATTCGCAGAGGTGTGTGTCCTCGTCCTGAATGGTGGGATGATGAAATCTGCGGAAAAATTCAAAATAATGCTTGACAAATGCACAAACCTATGCTATAATACTTACAGAAAGTGAGGAATAAATTATGAAAATGTTAATTATTTTTATCGTGTTAACCATTCTTAATGTGGTTATTCAAACTATCAAATCTATCGCAACTATCAAGTGCGGTAAGTGGGTGGCCGCCCTAGTCAATGCGGTTGCTTATGGCTTGTACACCTATGTTATCTTTTTTACCTCTTGTGAAGGTCTTGACCTTCACGCAAAGGCATTGATTACCGCTTTGGCAAATCTTATCGGTGTGTTCGTGGTCAAGTTCTTCGAGGAAAAGGCACGCAAGGACAAACTGTGGAAAGTTGAAGCAACTGTGCCGAGAGAGTGCGTTGCAGAAGTTGACAAATACTTAGAAGAAAATGAAATTCCTTATAATCGTTTTAAGACCTCTGGCAACTACGATATCTTCAACATCTTCTGTCAATACCAAGAACAAAGCCGATTGGTAAAAATAATTCTTGACCGCCATTTTGCAAAGTATTTCGTGAGTGAGAGCAAGACCCTGTAAAAAGGGTCTTGACAAACTTGCAGAAGATGTGCTATAATACTTATAGAAAGTGAGGTAATTGAAATGATTTATTTTTTATTTTATGATGGAGTCCTCGGTAAACATTTTGTAATTGAGGGTGATGAAGAATGGGTAATGGAAGATGCCTATGAAGAAGCTCTCAATGTGATAGATGTAGCTGATGAACTAGAATACATTGGCGTTGTTTCTGCCTTTGAAGTTGAACGACAAAATTATCCTGTTTATTAAAAGCAAGAGTAAATCTCTTGCTTTTTTTTCAGCTGCTTGTTGGCGTGCGTCAACAAGCAGAATTTAGAATAAAATTCTATTATACAATTTTTGCTTCCAAAAGTCAATAGGCAAAATCAACAAATATTTTTCCCATAATTTGTGCAACTTGCCAACAAAAATTGCTTGACTTTTGCCACTGCCTATGATAGAATATCAATGTGGTTAAGGGCAAGATGTTGACCCTATCCGCAGAAAGGAGTTTTACTTTGGAAGAAAAAATTGATTTTCGCCACCATTATGTTTTGGTGGTAGACACCGAAACGGCAAATACTCTTGTTGATGAAAACGGCAATCTTGACATGTCCAATGTGCTGATGTACGATTGCGGTTGGTCTGTGGTAGACACGCAAGGTGGTGTGTATGTCGAGCGGTCTTATGTAAACCGTGATGTATTCTGCGAGGAACGAGAGTTAATGCAATCCGCATACTACGCAAAGAAAATTCCCCAGTATGTCGCAGAAATTCAAGCAGGCAAACGGATTATGTCCAATACCTATGAAATCCGTCAGCAGATGTTGGCAGATATGGCAGAATACCATATCACTGAGGTTGTTGCTCATAATGCACGATTTGACCTCAACGCATTGAACACTATTTTGCGGTGGACAACAAAAAGTAAATTCCGCTATTGGTTTCCCTATGGCACAGAAATTTGGGATACTATGAAAATGGCAAGGGATGTTATCCACCCCATGCCGAGCTATCGTAAATTCTGCGAAGAATTTGACCTAAAAACTAAAAACGGCAGACTTTCCACCACCGCAGAAAGTCTTTACAAGTTTTTGCTGAATGACCCCTTTTTTGAAGAACAGCATACTGGTTTGGAAGATGTGCAGATAGAAAGAGAAATCCTCTTTTACTGCTATCGTCAGCACAAGCCCATGCGGAAATTACTTTATGAAAATCCCCTACCGCAAACCCCACCGCCCACCGAGTTGCAAAAACTTATTATGCGACTTGTGAAAGAAAATGCTTGACAAATCAAGTCAAGTATGCTATAATACATAATGTAAGGGGGCGGTAAACCCCATCCCCTACACAATAAATTTGGGTTGCGACCTACCGCAAGAAGGAGTTGTATGAGTATGAAGAAGATGAAGGTTGTTGACAAGTTTGTGGCTGTTAAGGCTCTGCTGAACGGCGAGTCCGCTGACCTCTCTGTTGCCGAGGCTCTGTCTTTCATTGACGAGCGTATCGCAATCACCGAGAAGAAGAACGCTTCCGGTAGCAACGCAGACCGCAAGCCGACCGCAAAGCAGTTGGAGAATGAAGGCATCAAGGAGCAGATTTTGGCTTTCCTTGCCACTCAGCCCAATCCCGTTCCTATGGGCGAGATTATGAAGGGTATCGGCATTGAAAGCAATCAGCGGGTGACCGCCCTTGTGTCCTCTATGCTCACCGAGCGGAAGGGTGAGGTCAATCCTGACGGCAAGATTGTCCGCACCGAAGTTAAGGGCAAGGCACACTTTGCCCTTGCCACCGAGGAGTAAAAAATGGGGGCAAATTTGCCCCCTACCTCCCAAGTTGAAAATCTGCGAAAACTAGGTCTAACCGATACGGAAATAGCCGATGTATTGGCAACCGACAAGGAAATTGACCAAGGTGTAAAGCATTTTGAACTTGCCGAGGAATTAAAGCCTGGGGCTAAAAAGGCTAGACGAGCCGACCGCACCGACACCCCTAAAAAAGCAGTGCGTGAACGCAAGGCAGATGTCGATAAAGGCATTCTGTTGGAACAGTTAGCTAACGCAATTAATGCTTCCCCTATCCACGCAAAGTGTGAAATTGTTAATCCTGAGCGTGAATTTTTATTCACCTATAATGGAACAAAATTCAAAGTGGTATTGTCCGCCCCCCGCACCTAGGAGCAGGTTCGCCTGCTCCTTCACGCACGCGAAGGAGCAGAGTTCGGCAAAATGACCAATTTGAGAACTTTTTATTTCGATTTATTTGTTCAATTTGCCATCTTGATTTTTCCCATAATCGGTGCTATAATAATGCCAAGAGGTGAGATAAATGCTCTATGAAACTGATTACATATTTGAATGGACTTATCATAAACCCAATTCAAAATTCTGCTATACAAAAACGGCTCATTTTGATACTGAACTAGAACGCAACAAATTTGCTCTTGATTGGTTTTCAAAAAACAAAAATGAAATTGTGTTAGAATTTGCGCAAATGAGAGATGTTAAAACTTGGAGGAAGTAAATATGTTCTATTATAAATTTACAAGCGGCACTCCCTACTGCGGAACGGAGAATGACCGCTACCACAAGTTCGAGGACAAACCGAAGATTGACGAACTGGAAGAAATTGCCGGTGAATACGCAGAGCAAGCCTATCAAGATTACTCTTATCTACACAGCGGTTGGAATGACGAAAACCTCGCAGACATGACCGAGGAAGAAGCCGAAGAATATATGGATAATTTCCGGGCAGACTGCTATTGCGAGTATGAAGAAATCAGCCGAGAGGAGTATGAAGAAAATGCGTAAATTGAATTATGACATTGCTGTTGGCACAGTCTTTGAGTTGCCGAGTATGAGTTGGCAAGTTCGCGAGGTCAAGGGGCATTACCGAGTTGAGGTTGACGATATTGACCGATGGAGCGGAATCTACTGCCAGTGCGTGAACCTTGATAGTGAAAACGCCCCCAAGATATTGATACCCAAGATGTGTATTGCGTTCCTACTGGCAGAAGAAGTTCCTATGGTGATGGAGTTGTATTGAGCCACGGCAGTTGGACTTCCTCTCCTGGCTTAATCGAGGTCGAATAAAGAGGTGCTTTCACGCACCCCTTTTTGACATTCCAAAAAATTTTTGATAAAATATAATTACAATAAATGAGAGAAAGGAGAAACCTATGACCCTTGAACTACTTAGGGCATTGGTGACTATTGTTCGTTTTTGCGACAAGTAGACGAACTGTAAAACCTGTCCATTGCGTGAAGTCTGCGGTAAGATGCCGTGTGACTTGTAAGTTTTTTGAACTTACCGACCCCATCGTGTTAGGGTCGTTTTTCCACGCACCTAGGTCATTGGAAATTTTTAAACGAGAATGAGAGAAACAGAATATTCACGCCGTTTGGACTCAAGCGGTCGACTGGTTATCCCCAGTAAGCTACGAGAAGAGTTGAAAATGGAGCAAGGAGACGAATATGCCTTCTATATCCACGAGCACGAAGGACGTACCTACTTGTGCGTTGAGTGTTTCCGCAAGGAAGATGAGATAGAGCGCGCGAAGCGCATCCTTGCCCAAGCGGGTATTAAAATCCAAGAAGCCTGAGCGGCTCGCTTACTATCGCAGCGAGCCGAATTTACCATTATACCACATTAGCAGAAATTTGTCAAGACAAAATGTTGCACAAATTTCTGCTTTTATTTTCCCATAATTTATGCAATATTACCACTTGCATTTTGGCTCAAGGTGTGATAGAATACTATTGTCAAGAGGGGATGGAAACCACCGCCCCAAAGGTTAGAGAATGAGCCACCTGGCGGTGAAGAAAATTCTCAAAAAAGTTGAAAAAACCTCTTGACAAACCACTCACTCTGTGGTATAATAAGGGTGTCAAGAGCAGGAAGAAACAATGTGTGGAGTACTACGCACCGCAAATCCGCAAGATTGTGAAAAAAGTTAAATTCCCTCTTGACAACTGCCACAAAGTGTGGTATAATACAAGTGTCCTCAAGAGAGGATACAAAAAATCAAGGGTCGCTACCTAATAGCGAGAAAGTGAGTTGTATGAATATGAAGAAGATGAATATGGTGGAAAAGTTTACCGCTATCAAGGCTATGCTGAACGGTGAGCAGGTCAAGGATTTTTCCCTTGCTGACGCACTGGAGTTCATCGATGGTCGTATCGAGCAGGTAAACAAGAAGAATGCTTCCGGTTCTACTGGTGAGCGTAAGCCTACCCCCAAGCAGATTGAGAACGAGGGTGTTAAGGCTCAGATTGTTGAGTTCCTGCGTTCTCAGCCCAAGCCCGTGCCCATGGCTGACATTATGAAGGCTGTTGGTATTGACAGTAACCAGCGAGTTACTTCTCTTGTCACCTCTATGCTGACTATTCGCAAGGGCGAGGTCAACCCCAATGGTTGTATCGAGCGGAGCGAGGTCAAGGGCAAGGCTCATTTCAAGTTTGTTGAGCCTGTTGCCGAGGTCGAGGAGTAAGACCCCTAGGGGCGGTCATACCGCCCCTAAAAAATCCCTCTTGACAAAGGCATAGATATGTGCTATAATAGCCAAGAGGAAAGGAGATGAGGACATGGCAAAGCCTACTGATAAGCAGATGGCGGCTTTCCGCAAGCTTGGTTATAGTGATGAGCAGATTGCGGAAATGCTTGAAGATGATGCCGCTGTTGACCGAGGTGAAAAAATGGAGTGGGATTTGAGTGCTGATGAGCATAAGAAAGCTATGAAACACGCAAATGCCGATGAACATAAGAAACCTGCGGTCTATAAGTTCGAGCAAAAAACCGCAAAGAAAAATACTCCCAAACTTGAAATTATGGAGAAAATTTTCGAGTTTTTGAGTGCAAATTGCGATTTGGAGTTTGAAAATCTGCAAATTATTGAAATGCCCACGCAAAAAAAGGTAGAAATTACCTATAAGGGCGAAAATTTCACTCTTGCGTTGACAAATCATCGCAAAAAGTAACTAAAGGGGCGGTTTTCCGCCCCAAATCAAGGAGAAATCGTGGAAAAAGAATGGATTTATGTCGGTTATTATATCGACGTTGATGGAAAGTTTGTGCTGAAAATTGGCACTACGAATGATTTGTGTAGACGGCAGAGTGAGCACACACGCAATTATCGCAAAGCACCCAAGCACACAATGCCACAGGACGAACAGTTTAAAATGCTGTGGTATCGTCCTCTGTCCAAGTACAATACAATCCGCTATGAGGACAGAAATCGAGATTGGTGGAAAGAAATTGGCTTTGGTGTATTTGTGCGAAATGACCGCTTTGTGTTTGATGTTCCCCCTAGTCACGCAGTGGTACGCATTAAAAAAGAATGGGTGGTGGCTCTTAATGTCTGATTTTTGGTGTATGAGTTGCGGAGAGGAAACCTCCGCAGACCCTAAGGACTTTTGCTATGACCAAGACGGAGATACCATTTATGTCCGTTATACTTTGAAATGTCCCAAGTGCGGACGGGTACATGAGTGTACCGAGGTATTCCGGTGGGATGGCATTATTGATATGAAATAAAAAAATTCCCCTGTATTTTTATACAGGGGAATTTTATATTTATTCAGCGTTTGGTTCTCGGCCGAGAACCAAACGAATTTTCGATTTACATAACCTTTCGATATTTTTATATCGAAATTGGTTAACATAACACCACCCCGCTTTTTCCCAAAATTCTTCACCGCTCCAGTTCGCAGGTTCGCCAAGGAGCGTCAGATTTCTGACCTTCAACAAGGCCTAGTCCCGGAAACTTTTGCTTGCAAAAACGAACGGTATAACAACTGTTTAACTCTCCCGAAATCCAAGCTGAAAGGGTCGCCAGGGAGCGTCAGCCACCGAGCCCCTCATAGACTTGTTAATGGGGATTTTCTTTTCGTTCTAGCCGAACGGTTTAACAACGCATAGTTTCCTGAAATTGGCGTTTTCCCTTTTGTTTTCATTCATAGCTAGAGAAAGCCCGGGCTAGCTCTATCCAAAAGAAAAATAGAAAAATGGAAAGATGTTCGTGCGTAAAATTTTTCTTGACTCAAAAAGCTAAACGCAGACCAAAAGCTAGGGGTAGATGCGGCCGCGCATAGTAATACTCCCCCATTATAATTATTATATCATAAAAAATAAACTTTGTCAAATTAGGTGGCCCAAGCCACCCATAAAAAAATTTCAGGGACCCATCCCTGAAAAAATTTAATTCGATTTGCTTCATTTTTTAGTCTAGAATATTGCCAAAATTGCGGCCGTGGGTATTTCTCCGTTTTTAGTATTTTTCCAAGAGGAAGGGACTAAAAAGACTGCGGCAGCTCCTTTATCCGTTCGGTATAATAATAATACTCTTCCATTATAATTAATATAACATAAAAATTTATAAAAATCAAATAATGGCGCACGCACCCTGTTTATGCCGTTTCTTTTTATTATACTAAAATATTTTATATTTGTCAAGTATGCGGGCTTACATTTGACATTTTTTATTTTTTATGTTATAATATAGAGGGATATATATAAAGGGCCGCATAAAAATAAAAAAGAGAGGAACTGCAGTTCCTCTCCTATTTACTCTTGGAAGCTAGCTCAGTTGAGGCCGAACTGCTTGAAGAATTTTGCGAACACGTCCTTATCAGTGTCAGCCATCTTAACCTTTACGGGCTTTACATCGAGACTGATGTGGCGGCTATTACGCAGACCCTCGAGGTCAATGGACATGATAATCAAATCGGCGATAGGGCCGCATACTTCGTCGGTGGGCTCAACAGCAAGGTCGGGATAATGGCGTCCAATAGCAGTGAGCAAGCATTCTACGGCCTGCATGATGTCAGCGCGCTTTGCGGTCTCCTGCGCCTTGCGGGCCTTTGCTTCGGCTTCACGAGCCTTGCGCTCTTCCTCTTCTCTCTGCAAGCGGGCTTCAGCATCATTTAGGGCTTGCGTAAACTGGGCTGCTACCTCGTCAGGTGTGTGTCCAGAAGCAAGCAGATTATATAGGTCAAACATAGGGATATATCTCCTTTACTTTTATTATTTATTATATTATATCAAAAATTTTTTAGATTGTCAAATTACAGAGGGAAACGATGACGATGAAATTGGGCTGGGCTGGCGTGTTAAACCGGGCGCACCTCCACCTCACAGTTTTATATCAAAACACTACAATTTTAACAATTCCTACTACAATTTTACAATCCTGTCCAATACCAATTCTATTTATCAGTAGTTAACTCCTTAATCTCTCCATTTATATAGCACTTGAATTTACCCTATCGACCTATTTTAGGTCTTTCTTGATAACTGGTAATTTCAAATCCCTAAAAATAATTATGTATCCAAATACTATCATAATCTTCTTCTATTACGCCATAGGCGGCGAGTATATCTAAATCAATAATCCAATTATTATGCCCATATTTTTCAATAACAGGACCAAAATCTACTATACCCCCCTCTTTATGATTTAACAAATATGTATATATTCTAGGGTCAAAAAATCCATTAGTTTCATTTTCTAATACAGCTATTAACTCAATGGGAACCCCATTACATTCACTAAATTTATCCTCATCAAAATCTTCATATACAAACTTAATTGGCTTAGTCCAATCCTCAACAGCCTCAAACTCTCTTAATCTATAATTTCCACGACCTTCTTTGATTAATTCATAACCTCTTTCTGCACAATACTTATCCAATAGGTCTAGAGATTGTATGTGCGTTTTTGGTATATAATCTGCTTTATGAAACATTTCTATTATTTCTTGTTTTTTCATATTTTCTCCTTCCATTTCCGGGGCGGCCCCGAGACTTGTAGACCGAAGGGCTACGAGTCTCGATTTAGGCAGTCCCTATTTATATTTAGATATACTATCGAAAATTACCCATTTTAGTATTTTCTTCCTATCCATTTTTACCTATTACTAACTATCCATTTTTACCCCTCTAGTATAAAAACTAAAGTCTTTAAGACGCTTATAAGGAACCTTATTTATATAAACTTCTTCAAAGTCAATAAGTCCAACGTCTTGTAATAGCGCTAAAGCATTATTTATTACTCTATAAACTTCTGAATGATTTTTAACACCAATGCCCAAATGTTCTCCTAACTCATTTAGCGTAAAATCATAATATCCTCGATTTAATACCTAGCTATATTTATATCTCTATCCTAAATATACATACAACTTAAAAACATGCTCTCTACAATTATCCCATAGATATTGGGTAGTTGTTAATGGAATCATTAAATACATATCCTCCAATTCCGGTAATATATATCTCTTATTGTTTTCATCTTCAATTAAATATCCAGCATTAATCAACTGTGATAAATGATTACGTAAAGTCTTTGGACTTCTTATATCTAACTTTTTACAAATTTCAGCCTACGAAGGTAAATCTTTTTTATTAACATAAGTTTCACCTTTTTTACCAGTTCTATCAAATGGAGATTGTGCTAAAGCCTAAAACATGCCATACAATTCACCATTTAATTTTTTATTATTAAGCAAAGTCTATACCTCTAATGAGGTATCTGCCGGGAAACGTCTTCGTGTTTCTGGCATTTTTTCACCTCCTACTAACTATCAAAAATTACCCATTTACTAACTATCCATTTTTACCTATTTTTACTAACTATCGAAAATTACCTAAAATTTTTACCTAAAACATCTACTTTACTAACTATCGAAAATTACCTATTTTACTAACTATCGGATTTTACCTAATTATATTCAGCAATATATTCTCTAATAGCTCTTCTAATTGCCTAAGACATGCTTAAATCTTGTGCTTTGGCAATTGCGGCTATCTACTGTTTTTCTTCTTCATTAATTCGAATTGTTATGCTAACCATTTACTTTCCTCCTTCCATCTATATATGAAAATGGCGACGCTTACATTTACTGGTTTTGTCCTGTAAAAATTGTAAAATTTTGCAATAATTTGTCTTACAACACACAGTTAAATTATACCACAAAAATCTCACTTTGTCAAACAAACACTACAAGCCTATCGAACCAAATTTGATTTTCAATAAAAATTATTATATAATATATATACAATAGAAAAGAAAAGAGGAAATAGTATTATGGATTATAAAGTGAAGATGAAACAAATTTCAGACCCCTACCGTATTGCGTCTCCACACGACCTTTACGCTATCGCAACACCCTCCGGCCCTCTTTATGACTACGGAGTATGCGGTGTCCTTGAAGACTTCCTCTATGAACACATGGATAAGGGCGAATTTTCCGCCTCTTTCAATTACCTTGATTTTTCCTGCGATGGCGAAAGTGTTCAGGGTTGTATGACTATTACTATTATGAAGTATGATTTTCTGCCGGAAGTTTTCACTTTTCTCTATGAAAGGAGTTTGAATACCCGTGAATAATGAAAGAATTTATTTGGTTGAATGGCGCGCCCTTGGCAGTGATTCTACCTCTCGCGAAATCATTACAGCAACTTCTATTCCTCAGTTGTTCGAATACTATAATGATATGACCGATTTAGTAGAGTTTGCTTTTGAAGATGTTACAGAAAGCTCCGTCGAAGAAATCGAAAGGAGAATGATGTATAATGGTAAATACGCCTTGTGATTACTGCGGCAGGCCCGCTTCAACGGTCGTAGACATCGAGGGAAATTGTTTCTGTGTGAACTGCTATCAACAAACTTATACTTGCGCAATGTGTGAGAATAGCCGCTATTGTGAGTTCGAAACTAACCCGTCACCCCTTCCAAAAGTAGTCCTTCAGACTATACGGCAAGGTCCAGCCGTTATACAGACACAAGTAAAAAATCCCCAGAGAATAGCAGAATTCTGCCATAAATGTTTTTGTTGGAATACTGAAGATAATATTTGCGATAAGGAACAAAATTGGTGCAAGAAGTATCATGAAATATATCCTCCCTTCCGTGACCAACGCCTAAATGGTTAACCTATCCCTCTCGAAATTTTGTAGTACTCTTATATGAAAAGGAGAAAACATCAATGTTTCAACTTACCCCCGATAAGTGGATTCGGCTTGCTCACACTACCCTGGTAATTGACCGCGGTTATGCCGGAGTAAAACACAGAGTCCGCATCTATACTGTCGATGGTCGCCACGAGTACGACCTTACAAACGAAGAGTATACTCGTTTTATGAATAAAATTAAAGAGATGGAGGTCAAATAAATGTGGGTTAAAATGGACAAGTTATCTGTCGGACAAGAAATTACCGGTATCCGAGATAATAAAAGTATTTATTGTTGTCAAGGTATGTGGGTCTCTGCAATTGATGAAAATAGCGTGGTTATCCGTCACCCCCATGGAGACCTTGAATATATCGAAGACACCGCTACTGAATTTTATGTGAAGGAGAATTAAATATGCTTTGGATTATTGCTTTGATAATTGGTATTGCGGTCGGTATTTATTGGGCCTATGAAATAGGCTACTCTTGGGCAGCTTATATTGGTTGGCCTCTTATATTTGTAATACTTGCCTTAATTGTGACGCTGATAATGGGTCTTCTATGTTGCATCGGCGGTGTCCCAGCCGAAAGAGCTGAATTGATTGACACTATTGACATAGTAGCAATGAAAGATAACTTTGGTAGCGAAGGATATTATCGTCACATCGAGTCCGAAGGAAAGTACTGGGTATTAACCAAAACCGATAAGGGACTAAAAATGTTAGACTACCATGCGACACAAACTTATATCCAGTACACAGAAGAGCTTCCAAGAGTAGAGATATATAGAGTAATTCCTCAAGATTGCGTGCGTACATTCCTATTTACTAAAGAATGGTTCTATACTACTGAGTATATAATTTATGTACCAGAAGATGCTGAGATTACAGAAGACTTTGCGGTTGACTTACAATAAGGCTTGGGCAAAACAGTTCAAAGACTACTTAAGAAAAACACCAGAGATTGCGGTCTCTGGTGTTTTTATTGATTTTTATTAAAAATTATTATATAATATTTATATAAAGTAAAAGAAAGGGAAAGATAATCTATGGGATATTATACTAAGTTTGATATGGCTGCTAAGGACGCAAAGACCGGTTATGATGTAGACCCTCATATTGAGGCTGAAATCGCAAAGAAGATTTGGTGCGATATCTGGGGTTGTGGACTCTATCGAGATTGGACTCCTAATTGTTTTGAAGATATCTTTGGCGATACTACAAAGTGGTACGACCATGAAGATGATATAATCGCCCTCTCCAAAGAATACCCCGATATTATATTTGTATTGGAGGGTGTCGGCGAAGAGTTTCCCGACGCCTGGCGTATGTGGGCTCACAATGGTGAATGGGAAAAGGTTCATGCGGAAATCACCTATCCCATGCCACAGAATGCAAAGTTTATGCCGCATCGTATTTAAGGAGGTATATGAATGGACAGTTTTGAAAGTTTGTTATATGGTATCTTAAATAATAACTACGAAACCGCCGACAAAGTTGGTCGCACGGAAATTAATAATTATACCATTGATACTTGCTATACTGCCGATTGTGGTTGGGAGACGGCTGTTTGGTATATGGATTATCCCATGATTATCGTGGCTCGCTATGAAACCAAAGAGCAGGCCCAGCAAGGCCACGATGCTTGGGTAGACACTTGCACCACCAATTGTCCCTCCCACGCATATAGCGTACAGACTGAGCGTTTGGAGCCTTTTTATGTGGAATAAAATAAAAAAATGGTTAAAACCCTGGCCAAAGCGAATACGCTTTGAAGTGCGAGATGGCAACTGTAACTTAATCGGTGTAAAAACGGATATAATCTATAATTGGAATGAAGTAATGGACATAGGAATAGATTTTTGCCAACAGATTATGGCACTATGTCCAAATGGTGACAATCTAGATGAAGTCTATTGGAGATATGAGGAGGTGGACTAATGGAATGGTATGTAGCCAAAAGTTACCAAGAGTGGAAGAGAGAGTCTGAGCCATTCGAGGCTAACGGAAAAATGTATATTACGGTGCGGAAGCCCACTGGTGCTACTAAAAATGTACGAGCTTATACTGAAGCTGAGTATCATAAGATGTATCCCACAGAAGCTACATCTGTACCGAACGATGATGTTGAAACACGCATGGGTCGCCATGTAGTAAAAAATATTCTTGGTTTTCAAGAAGGATATATCTGGATTTTTAAGGGAGACCTTGAGCGGGCGCAGTATTGGTTTGAAAAAACTCCTGAATGTTTTTACCATGTTATGTGGGGTTGGTATGTCACCTCTTTTAACTCCATTCCCTTTGACATTCCTTCTTGTATTGAATCCATTCAACTCCCCTGGGAAAAAGTCGGAAATTCTGATGGAACGCTTTTGCCCAGAGGCATTGTAGAAGCCGCCGTAAATGAATTGCGCTATGGTGGCCATCCTTCACAATATCAGGGTACAATTGGCCAGCGCCTTGAACTCAATCTTTGGGTCAGTCGTATCATCGACCTGGGTGAAACGCAATATGGTTCCAAGACTCTCTATATTTTTGAAGATGAATTCGCAAATCAATTCACTTGGAATACTGGCGTCACAAAGAGCTGGCATATCGGAAATGAAATTCACGTGCGTGGCACAGTAAAATCTCATGACTCGTATCAAGGAGTCCGCCAAACGCAACTTACAAGAGTACAGGAGGTTAAACAAAAATGATTGAGGGAATTACAGTGTTGGAGCAAGAAACAATTACCCCTCCTACGGGAGCTATTATAGGAGCTTTGATTTTTTCTATAGTATTTTGTGTTCTTGGTATTATAAGCGTGGTACTAGCCATTGCTGATGATGAGCCTGGTATGGGTGTAATAGGGGCGCTGTGTTTAATGGGCGCCCTGGTGCTTGGAGTAGTTGGTTTTAGTGCGGCAGCCGAAGACCCGCATACCGAATACAAAGTTCTTATCGACCAAAATGTTTCTTGGTCAGAGGTCTATGAAAATTATGAAATCATAGACCAAGAGGGGCAAATCTATACAATTAAAGAAAAGTAATATTAAACTCCCCTTATTGGGGAGTTTTTTGATTTTTATATAAAAATATTATATAATATTTATATAAAGTGAAAGAAAGGAATTGATAATTATGAGAGCTTCTGATTGGGAACGTGATATTGCTATCGGCATCGTTGAAAAATGCATTTCTCTGGGTTTGGCGTATCTTTACCAGCGAGATGAAAAGCCTTTCAGTCTGTGGGACTGGATGGATAAGAACCACTTGTTTGAGAATGGTTTTAGCTATGCTGATGGGGCTTCCAAGGCTGTTCTTTTCCATGAAGATTTGGACTCTTATGTTATCAAATTCCGTTTGCCTAGAGAACATGCTGACCAGGACTACTGCGCCCGCGAGTTAGATAACTATATGGCAGCAGAAGATGCTGGCTTAGGGTATTATTTTGCTTCCACAGAGTATTTGTGCGAGCGAGACGGTATTGTATTTTATCTCCAAGAGCAGGTTATCTGCGACGAAGAGGTTGACTGCGAATTACATAGCAAGCTGCAGTGCCAGTATGAGGAATCTAATACTCCTTATGATGCCGAAAACTTGTGGGAGGAAGTTGAAGAGATGGACGCTGAGGAGCGAGTTAGGCTACTGTACGGCGACGACAAACTGGCTCGTTTTATTTGCGAACGTCACATTAACGACCTGCACTGCGGCAACTTTGGTGTGGCGGGCGACCACTATGTAATGATAGATTACTCTGGATTCGGCTCTGGAGTATGGAGGTAAAGCAATATGAAAACTGGTTGGTTATCTCCTACGGGAGAGTGGCATCCTTGTGAAGCTTATGACCATATTTATATGGCTAGAAAATTAGCAGATACTACTATCCGTGCTGACGAAGTTCTGATTAATCGTGGCTGGGTTCAAATTTCAATCAGTCAACTCGGCCGGAAAGAATGGCGCATTTATTGGCATAGGCATTTACATCTCTCCCCAGAGCAGAAACGTTTTCTTGAGCCATATTTTGCGCCGGATAGTGATTTTCCAATAGATGAATTAACAAGGAGTTTTTGGGAAGATGAAAACTAAAATTAGAATTTGGCTAGATGATGTACGTCCTAAGCCGGAAGATGAGTTCGGCATTAAATGGTTTTGGTATACAAATGTGGAAGACCTTATAGTTGACCTTAAGCAATACATTAACTGGGGTCCTCATAGTCTTCACCAATGTGAGCTTGACTATATTAGTCTTGATAATGACTTGGGCGAGGGAATCAAAGAAGGGTATCAGTTACTGGACTGGCTTGAAAGTCTGCTGATTCCCGTAGAGTTTGGTTTCCACATTCACACAAGCAATCCCGTAGCAAGAGAGCGCATGCGCGCCATCATTCAGCGCAATGGTTGGACGGAGGTAAGATAATGATTTGGATATATTTATTTGTTTGGAATTTTCTGGGCGGTTTGATTTTAGCCTTTATGAAATCATGTAACACCGGTGGCGTTCTTGAGATGACCGACGGCTGGGGATTCGTTAATCCTAAATGCGTAAAGCGGTACAATAATGTAAACTGGTTTGGTGCTGTCGTAGTAGCAACCTATTATACGGCGATTTGTCCGATGGGTGCTATTATCTACTGGCTTTATATGGCTTGTATTGTGGGGGCTTAAAATATGAAACAATATGTAATGGTCCCCGTGATGGATAGCGTCCATGTTGCAGAGGGGTATGAAAATGTATGCGAAAATTGCCCCGACTGGGGCCCTAAATGCGAAACTTGTGATGCGTTTGTTCCGACCGTAATTGACAAGTTCCGTATTAAAGAAATTACTCTTGCCCAAATGGATATCTGCGGCATCCCGGTCGGACACCCTTATGTAGTAAAGGAGACTTTTATTGATGAATAGAGGACATTATGACTTCTTAAGTGAAGAAGAGAGACTTGCCTGGGAAAGAATGGTAGGTTTGGCCGTAGAGCGTATGCTATCTGAGTCTTATCCTGATGAATGGGATGTGACCAATTTTGATATTTCTCCTTGGCTACTCGGTAAATGCGTTGAGGCTTATGGTTGGTGTTGGTGGTATAATTGCCTGGAAAGAGAAGACTCCTGGAGTTATTATACTCATGAAGATTATCCGAATAAGTTAATGTGTATTTATGCCGATAGCAATACCTTTAGATGTACCTTACACGTGTATGATAAAGAGGAAGAGTAAGAACTCTTCCTCTTTTTTGATTTTTATAAAAAAATATTATATAATATATATGTAATAAATGAAAGTGAGGATTACTTATGACTAATAAAGAATTGGTTGCTGATGTTTTGAATACCTATGGTGCTATGACTTCTCGGCAGATTGCGGTTCAAATCAATAATGTTCACGGAGTAGTCCTTACTCCTGCTCAGGTTGCTGGTGCTATGCGCCCCCTGACCGCAAAGGGTATGACCGCCAATAGTAAGGATGCACATGGTAAGAGCGTCTATTGGCTGACCGATTATGGCAAACAAGAACTGTTTAAGGAGAAGAAATAATGGATTTTTGCGTAGTATGCGGTCGAGAACTTCCGACTGAATGTGGTAGCCAGTTTTGTAGAACTTGCGAGCTTACTGCCGGGTGTAATTTTATGACACTTAAGTGTCCTGAGTGCGGTAGAGAAATGGAAATTTGGTATAAAGATATTACCAAACACGAACACGCAATTTGGGATAGTTTCCCTCGAATGACAGTAGAACTTATTTATCATTGTGAATGTGGCTGCGATTGGGATAGTCGTTATGATACAATGTATGGTGACGAAATGCAGACTCTTCCTACAAGACACTATTGGGGGTAAGATATGTTAAATAGTTATAATAATAATGCTTTTCGTTTTGATGTTAATGCTGTAAGCGGAACTTTGCGGAAGTCCCACCCTAAAAGTAAATTTATTGTTCGTGAAGTGAATTGGGATAGTTATGTTTTTAATTCCGAGAAGCCAAGGCTTACTTGCAATGGAACCCCTATAGTGGTTTTACAAGTTATGTTAACTGGTAATAACAATTGTATTATTGAGTATGTCGCCCAGGAGGATTTTGAACAATGTTAAAATTTTGTCCAGTGCTCAGCGGCGATGGCCATACTCGTGAGTGTTGGCATGAAAGATGCGAATTTGCGGATACAGAAGGCAATTGCTTGATTGTTGAAGCATTACAATGCTATATTGCAAAAGAGCGCACTGAGGCGGCAAGGCGAAAGTCAATAGAAGATATCTATCGAAATGCTGGATATACAATGCGCTCCCATAAAGGAGAAAAATAATATGAGTAGAAGTCCTTTGAATACGCAGAAAAAAATTGACCAAACTTGGAAATATTGCGTTGAGATGTTTGGACTGAACCGGTGTGTCGCCCTGTGCCTACATGGTTCACAGAACTATGAACTCGACCTTCCCGATTCTGATGTCGATGCTAAATTAATTATCGCCCCCACTTGGGACGAAGTTATTAATTGCCGTGAGCCCAAGAGTCAGACAATTAAGGGCCTTTATGGTGATATTAATGTCACCGATGTGCGGCTGTTCATCGGTGTTAATTTGAAGAAACAGAATTTTAATTTCTTGGAAACTCTATTTACCCCGTATTCACGTGTCAGCCCCGTTTATGCCGACCTGTGGGAGCAGTTAATCGAGTATCGCGAGGAAATTGCTCACTATAATCCCGCACAGGTCGCACGTACTATGCTGGGGCAGGCTGATAATCAACTAAAGCGCTGGGGCAAGTTTGATGATAAGAAGACTTTGTATCATATGATGCGTATCTCTAGTGCTTTAGAGCAATATGCTAATAGTCATTATTTTGCGGATACTCTTATTCCTCTGAACCATGACCACATTATGGAAGTGCGCTTGGGCAAAGTCAGTCAAGAGG